GATGCGGTATAAAATAATATCATTATAATGCTCTCCCTTTAATATCTTTCCCTGGATATTTTAATTCAAATATAGAAGGGTCTAATGATGGATAAACAATTTTGTTTTTAGTTGCTTCTACTATATTATAAGAATATTGTGAATATATAGTTCCACTCGCATCTACTAAATTTACAACCTCAACTTTAGGAACAGATGAAACACCCGATACATTTGCTATTTCTAATTCTAATTCACTTATATTAATTGGTTGTGAAATTTTCCATTTTGTAATATCAAAATAATTAGCAATTGCTTGTGTACATTTTAATACCACTTCTCTTTTATTATAATTTGAAAATACAGTTATATCAAAGTTAACCCCAATATTAACTACATACCCATCTATAATATTTATAGCATCTGTCATTAATCTAAATTCTTCTAAATATATTTTTAAGTTTTGTTTAATAGTAGAATTTAATACACTTAATTTACCATATGTATTATATCCCAATAAATACAAATTAATTGCAAATGGATTGCTTTCTACTGCAAATGTTTGTTTTGTTTTTAAAAATACATCCAATGCATCTATAATCTCAGTATCAGATGATTTTTGTAAATTTTTAACTAATCCAATAAAATCTTTTTTAACTGATGGATTTCTTAGTAATTGTTGCGCTGCTCCCGTATCTATATTTCCATCTTGTTCAACATATGCTTTTGCAATACTACCAAAAATTGGGTCCATTGCTAATGCTCTAACTTCATAATCCTTTTTAGTTACTGCTCTATTTTGTGCTCCAAAATTTGCAATTGCATTTTCTCTTATTTCTTCTAATGTTTCATTTCCTCTACCACCACTTGCGGGTTCTAAATTTTCAACACCCAATGAATTTTTACTTTGTTGATATGTTGGTAAATCTATATCAGCTATAGCAATTATATCTTCATTAAATGGTGTATAATTTATTTGTGTCAAATCGCCACTTGGTACATTTGCTACTAAACCACCACCCGCTAAATAAGTAACTGTCAATATTGTATTTGCCGGTGCTATACCATATGTGTTTGTTTTTAAAAAATTAGATGGGTCAAATGATTCACCCATTCTATTAATTGAATTCTTTAATCCTAATCCTACGTTTTTAGTATTTGGTATTAATAATTCATCTGGTGTAGATGCGTTTCCACTACCAAATCTTAATTCAACATTTTGTTCATCCAGTAATCTAGTGACAAACCTTCTAGCTGTTTTTTGTAACTTTAAAAGATACTTAGGTGATTCCGGTCCATGAGAAAGTTTTGGTTCTGCATATTCTGAATTTGGTGATTTTATATAAACCAATTCTTGTGCTAAATAAGGAACTTCATAATAGATATTTTCATTTTCATCAATTACTTTTTCTATTTTAATAAAATTTGTACTATTAATTTTAACCGTTGGGTTTGGTTTAAATTCACCCAAATCAAATTTTTGTGTATATCTAGTTGCACTTACTGCCGTTACTGTTTTTGTTACCAAATATAACAATACATTACCAGTTGTACTTTCCGTTTGAAATATTGTAATTTCTCTATTATGTGCGTCGGCAAAGTCAACCATATCCGTTGTTATAAATTGTAAAGTTGGAGATGATTTAGAATTAACAACCATACCTTCATTTATTTTTAAATAGTATCTTTCATCTGGTTCACCATTTATTGCAGGTAAGGTTTGGTATAATGTTAATGTAGTAGCAGCCGGTGAGGAAATTTTTGGTTTATATCCTAAATTTTGCGCCAATTGATAAATATTATTTTTATTACCAGCTAAATTAATAAAAGATTCTTTTAATTGTGCATCGGTATAATAAGAAAGTACATCACCTACATATGAAGCTTGTTCAATAAACATCATACCAGGTGATGCTTCACTAAAATCATTGTATGTACTACTAAAATATGTTTTAGTAAATTCTATTAATGCTTGTCTTAAAGAACTAAAATCTCTATTGGTATATTTTATATCCTTTTTATTAGTTGACCAGCTTTTATCTATTGGATTAAGAGCCATATTATATTACTATGTTTAATTGTTCTAATGTTGTTGAATTTGAATATTTCAAACTATATTTCAATTCTAAATCTATTCTATTCATATCTTTTAATGAATCAGATATATCATATACAATACTTTCAATATTAACATATGGCATCCATCTATTAATTGCTTCAGTAATTCTTGTTTCTAATATAGTATCTAAATCAGATGTAATTGGTTCAAATAAAACTTTTCTTAAATCAGCCCCAAAATCAGGCTCCATTAATCTTTCACCTTTGTTAGTTAGTATTAAAGATTTAATATTAGTTTTAATTTGTTCTTTAGTTGTATAAGACACATTAAAATAACCATTATCACCTTTGGTGAGTGGTAATGTAATACCTACACTTTTATCTTGTTCATCAATTACAAATTTCTTTTCTAATACTATTGCCACTTAGGTTACCCCTTATTTGAATTTTTTTACTAATTGTGAATAATCTCTTGTCATTGCTTTCATAACCGCATTAGCCGCTTCTGGATTCCTTCTTGCTGCCATTGCCATCTTATGTTCTAATGGAATTCCACCTTCTTCTTGTCCTTGCATATAAGAACTATACTCCGATTGAATTCCACCAACAGGTGCTTCGGGTTGTGCGTATTCTTTAAAATTATCTCCATATCCTAAATCAGCCGGTGATATCATAGGTCTTGCGGCCTGTGGTCTTTGCCCGTATTGGATTGTGCCGTAGCTACCATCATCTTTTGATTTAAATTCGTAACTTTCGTTCACTTGTTTCTTTGGTGTTTCAATTTGTTCGTTTAACACTTCGTGAACAGCATTTCGTATTTCTTCTTTAAGAGTTTTTTTAATATCCTCTCTTAAAACTTTTACTATTGCTTTGATTAATTGTGTTTGGTCCATAAAATTGTTTTTTCTATATATAATTATTTGTTATTTCTTTTTTGGGATAATAAATCCATTAATTGATGCTAATCTTGGGTTCTTTAAAAATACACCCACCCCATCTCTATTAAATCCACCACCGGTTGTGTTTCCTTCAATTGATGTAATCCTACCTTGTGAATTTGGTTTAGGGTCAGTTACTATACCAATATGATGTGGATGTCCTACTCCATTTGCATAAATAATAGCTGCACCAATTACCGGAGTTGATGACCATAATCCGTTTTTAATTGCCCATGCTTTCCATGCTGCACATCCCGCTGAGTTTGGTGATTTAGCGCCTGCTTGCTTAAACCAATAACTAACGGCAGCCGCACACCAAAACGCAGGCCCATTAATCCCAGTTCCATTTAAATATGTAGTAACATACCCACCATAGTTAGATTTGGGTGGAGTTTCCATTACAGGAATAGAAGCCGCTGCTTTTGCATATGCTACAATTCTTTTACCCACATCATCATCCTTAGTAGATTGTTGTATATTATTTAATGCGGCAGGGTCTACTCCTTTTGATACATTCATTCCGGTGGCCAACTTTTCAACCGCTAATGATTTCATTTCTCTAGCGGTTTGTACTGTCCTTGTCGCAGGTCCACTATAATCTGCCTCTTGGTCTTCTAATGCTATACCAGGTTTTTTTGTTTCTTCTTTTGCCGCTGCATCTGAATATTTTTCTATAACTGCATCTGCTTGTTTTATTTCTTCTTTTGCACCCTCTTCTTCTTCTTTTGTTAATTTAAAATCTGCATTATTAAATTCAAATAATGGCGCAGCTTTTATAGAGTTAGATTGTCCAGGTTCTACTATATACACACTCCAATTAATAATAGCAGGCCCAACTGGCATAGGAGGAATGTATTGTGATAATGTATAACAAACCCCTTGAATTGTTTGTAAATGTATTTTAGCTAACATAATAAAGTTATCTAAAAAAATATCAACCTCTTTTATGGGTGGCGTATATCCACTACCAAATTTACCAGGAGTAGTAACTAAGTTATCGGTTACTGATAAATTTAATATTGTACCAATTGCAGGTATAATCGGTGTGTTTGTTTTTTGTAATGTTGCACCCGTCCAATATCCAACTACTGCTAATCCTAATAATGTTAAATATGAATTATAAAACGCTGGTGTTTTTGCAACCAAAGCAATATTACCGGCGTTTATAATTAATTGTTGCATTAATTCTGTATTGCCTTTCAATACGGGATTGCCGGTTGTAGCATCTTTACCACGCTTCATTGCCTCATCATATTTTCTAGTAAAGAAAATGGCAAATTCGTCAGAAGTTTTCCAACTTGCTGCTTTCATTTTATCACCCACTTCATCTTTAAATTGAGACCAAGACATTATATTAAATAATTAGTTTTAGATAACGCTGTTTTTAAATTATTCTTAACTTGATTAAATGGAGATTTATCAATAGGCCCTGGAGCCGAAGGACCAGATGGAGTTGCAATCGTCATTGCATTTATTGCATCTATTAATTGTGTTAATAAATCAACCAATGTATTACCTAATATCATTTGTTGTGTTGCACCATCCTTACCTGCATATATTTTTCCATTCTCAACTGTTAATACAATATTCTTACTACCTTTTGTTTGTAATTGTACATTACCATTTTGAGAAATAAGATTAAATCCTTTTTCCGTATCTATGGTAACAATATCATCTGTAAAAATACTAAATGTTTTTTTACTAAACAAAAATGTTTCAGCTGTTTTTGATGAAAAAATTAATCTACCACTATTAACAACTAATTGATTTCCTTTTAAATCATCCGATGATGGATATTTAGCAATTGCTTCTTTATTAACTTTTATAGTGGTGGAATCATATAATGTACTATATTCACCTGATGTAATTTGAATTGAAGTACCATCTTTATTAATATCTTCAATCGTTGTTCCAAATACTTTATTATTTTGTTGTGAATCTGCATTTTCTCCATTACGAATTAATATAGCTGGATATTGTTTACCATCTATCTTATCACTATGAATATAACCACTAAATCTAATACTATTACCAAATTTACCCTGAATAATAGTATCGCCTTCGTTTGGTTTTAATTGGTGTAATTTAATGTTCCTTTTATAGTATTTTCCTTGAAACCCTTTATTTGTTTTTGATTTGGTATTTGTTGGTACATCACTATTTGCTATACCTGTTTGTGATACTTCTTTATAATTTTCAACGCCACCACCTGTTGATGATTCATCTGTTTTTTTAATGGATGCATTTAATATATTAATATTAGTATTAAATCCAGTTGTGTTTTGAAATGAAATTGGTGTATAAAAATTTTTACCATTTATTGTTTGAATATAAACTGTTTCATTTTTTACAGGTAATGTAAAATTATATCTATTTAATGGAAATGCAATAGGTAAACCCTCTTCTTTAGTTTCACTACTATCTGGCAATCTATATTTTATAGCACCATAATATACACCATCTTTTTCTTCATAATCAGAATTGTTTTCTATTTCTTCAAATAATTTATCGGAATCATTTGTTTTCTCAACTAAATCATCAATTTCGGTAAATACAAAATTGACAATACCAAGTAACGAAGCATCTGCTTTTGAAGATTGCCCCGCTGCTACTCTACCTCCGGTGGTAGATTGTCCAAATTGTGCCATTTTATTTTCCTAATGTTTCTTTTAATAAATCAATTTCGTATTCTAAATCTTCAATCTTATCATCTGTACTTTGTGTAATTTCTTTAGCTACTACATCCATTTCTTCTAATAATGCTTTTTTATCATCTTCACTTAACCAACCTTCATCACCTGCTTTTTTAGTGTTTGCTAATACTAACTTTTGTGCTATATTTGCAATCTTAATTAAATGGTCATCATTACTAATACTTGCTTCAATTAGTTGTGTAATTATTGGTCCTATTGTAATTACATCTGATGCTTTGGTTACCAATTTTCGCATTTCTTGAATTAAATCCGAAATGTTTTTCTTTTTACTTTGTTGATTTTCATAAATATCACCCAACAAATCACTAAATGTTTTTCCTTTAAATAAAGGAAAATTCATGTCTACGCTTGCCATAAATCTTTTTTATAAATATTGTGTATTTAAAAACTTACTTACTAATCAAATAATTACCTAATACTAAGTAATCCATTTCACAACTATAAAATGTTTTAATAGCAGTTACTGGGTCTAATACCATAGTTTGACCTCTAAGATTGAATGAGGTATTGAGTAAGATAGGATAACCACTTAACTTTTCAAATTTCTTAAGTAGTGTAAAAATATGTGGATTGAAAGTAGAACGAACTGTTTGAACTCTCGCGGTTTCATCAGCATGAGTAATTGATGGTAAACCTGCAATAAATTTATCCTTAACTTTAAATACTTGATTCATATAAGGAACTTCTTGTCCTAACATCTCAAAGTATTTATTTGCATCATCGGATGTAACCATTGGTGCGAAAGGTCTAAATCCTTCTCTTTTTTTAATTACTCTATTTACCTTTGGTTTAATATCTTTGATTGTTGGATTTGCTAATATAGAACGATGTCCTAATGCTCTTTGTCCAAATTCACTACCATCTTGAAACCATCCTATAATTGCACCATCATTAATTAAACCAGCCACTTTTTCTATTAATGGATTATAGTTTTCAAATCTTTTTACTTTATCATGTGGAACTAAATCTGCGATTGCAGATATAAAATCCGCTGCTCCATACGAAGGTCCTAAAAATGGATTTGAATTATCCACTCTTTTATAATTTGATGTTTTGTAATAAACGTATAAAGCACATCCAATAGCAGAACCTGCATCAGATGGGGCTGGTGGTACATATACATTCTTATAAGGAGTTTCTATTGTTATCTTACCATTTGCTAATCCATTATATGCACACCCACCACTTAAACATAAATTGTCTTGTGGGTAATGTTTATAAAAGTTATTTAACATTTGGAAAAATAATCTTTCGTAATGTGCTTGTAATGAAAATGCAATATCCATATAAACAGGTTCTAACTCACTTTCGGGAACTCTCGGTGCTACATTAAATAGTTCTGCTAGTTTAGAAGTAAACATACCTTTCTCTGAATAATGATATGAGAAATATTTCATATCTAATTCTAATGTATTACCATTTAATTTAGCAATCTTTTCAAATTGTTCTCTATATAAATCTTTTTGATTACCATATGCCACTAATCCCATTACTTTGTATTCACCACTATTTGGTTTAAATCCTAAGAATGCGGTAATACTTGCATATAATAATCCTAATGAATGTGGGAAATAAGTTCTCTCTAATGGTTGTATATATCTACTTTTTAACCCTAATCCTAATATTGCTGTTTCGTTTTCGCCAACACCATCTACGGAGAATAGATGTGCATTTTCAAATGGTGATGTATAGAATGAATATGCTAAATGTGATATGTGATGTTCTACATATTCTATTGAACCTTTATATCCTAATTGTGTACGAATAATATTTTCAATGTTATTATTCTTTCTCCAAAATATAAGTTTCTTAGTTAATCCAATTGTTTTAGGGAAATACCTAAACCATTGTTCTTTAAATCTTTCGTATTTTTTCTTAGGGTCTTCGTACCAAACAATTTTATCTATTTGGTTAATCTTTAATTTGTTTTGTTTTAGAATCCAATTAATTGAATTGATAGGAAATCTTTGGTCGTGCTTTATACCTGTAAATCTTTCTTCTTCTTGTGCCGATACAACTTTGCCATCTACAATCAATGCAGCTGCTGAGTCGTGGTAAAATGCTGATATTCCTAATATTCTCATCTTGTAATTGTTCGTTTCCAAAACGGGTCTTTTGATTCTTGTGTTATATCACCTTCATCTAAGAATTGATAGTATAACTTCATTTGGGTTTCTTTCATCTTTGAAACAACCTTAGTTATATAGTGTGTTTTATAACCAGTCATTTCTCTCACCAATAAGTATAGTGATTTTTTATTAAATGATTCTATAAATTCTGCTCGTCTAAATAATTCTAATACAGCATCTGCAATCTGAATATCTCTTTTTTTAGAAAATTCTTTATTAAGATTTAAATCCCAATATTGTAACATTCTATCATTAAAAGTTTTAAATTCTTCGTTGTGTGATGTTTGTTTAAAATCGTTTTCTAAATCCCAACTAACCGGCATTGCACTTAATTGTGATGTTGCTTTGAAACGTTTGTAGTTAGAATTGTTATTTAAGATAAGATAGTTACGAGCTGCAATTGTAAAGTAACTAAATGCTTTACCTTTACCTTCTTCAAATTTATGTATCTTCTCTAATAAGAAAGAAACTACTTCATGTTTGATATCTTCTTTATCATCATCAAAGTAAGTAAATCCCCAAGTGTTTAATACGTTTTCCGATAACTTATAAAATGAATAATGGATGTGTTCGGTATATAATTTATTTCGTTCTCTATTATCATCCGATTTGTTATATGCGATAATAGCTGCTTCTGTCATTTCTGTAAAGTATCTAGTATCTTTTTTCTTTCTACCCATTATTGTTTCCGTTTAATATTTTTTGGTTATTAGAAATAAGATTCTTTAAGTCTTGAAAGGTAGAGCCAACCTCATCATCCGATTCGAATGCTCCGGTTGAATCAATTTCTTTCATAGCATTTAAAATTTGAATATAAGATTCTGTGTTAGCTGCGATTGCATCTTCGTATCTTTCTAATTTATTTAAAAGATTGTATATTCCATAACCTGCTGCGGATAAGAATATAGTTAAAATTATTATTATTAATTCCATATTATGCTACCTCCCATCCTTGTTCTAAGTAAGTTGATAAATTCTTTTTCTTAACTGAAAGTGTTTCATTATCTTTCTTTAGGATAAATCTTTCGTTTCTACCTAATTTAGCAAATGTAGTTAATCTAACCGTTTCAGTATATTGTCTATCTCTAATTGTCAATCCATTCAAATGGTCAATTTCATGTTGAACACAAACTGATTCTAATAAATCTACATCTCCAAATAATGCATTTATATCTTCGTGCTTTCTTTCTTTTGTAGAAAAATCTAATACATCAGGAAAGTTATCTGCTTTTACTTTAACACCATAAGAACGAACTGTCTTAATTGGTTTTTTCATTGTTTTAGGTAAAGATAAACATCCTTCAAAGTACATTATCTTTTCTTCGGTTTCTTCTACGATTGTAGGATTAACCAATACCAAAGGTTCTTCTCTAACATTGATTACACAAATTCGTTTATTTAATCCTATTTGATTTGCACTCATACCTAACCCCTGGTGTTCGGTTACTGCGGTTAATAATGCAGCTGTTGCTAAATCTTGTTCTTCTTTTGTAAATGTTGTAGTAGGAATTGACTTTCTTAGAGCCGATGTGTCTGTTACTATTTTTATCATATGTAATTGTTTATAACTCTAATATACATTAAATAATTATACTTTCCAAATAATAATACGAATTTATAATGCAAATGATTCACCACATCCGCAAGTTCGGGATGCGTTTGGATTCTCCCACGCAAACCCTTTACCATTCAATCCATCTGAATAAGTAAGTTGCGTACCAAATAAGTATAAAACTGATTTCTTATCTATTACTACTTTTAAACCACCATCGGCTTCTACTACTTCATCCATATCGGTTATTGTAGTATCAAAGTCCATTGTGTATGATAAACCACTACACCCACCCCCTTTTACACCTACTCTTAAATTATGTGTATCTGGTGTCATTCCACTTTCCATCATTAGATTAACGACGTGAGTTAAGGCTTTTTCTGATATTGTTACCATACTAATAATTATATCTTTTCAAAATATCCACCAACATCAAATTTTGATTTCATATTAATTGAACCTGCTTCGTTTGGTACAAATTTAACAGGGTCTACTAATCTAAAATCAACCGATACTCTACTTTGGCTACTATCATTGTTTTTATTACCATGATATAAGTTTGCGCCACTAAATACTAAAATTTCACCATAGTTTACTTTATATGGTTGGTAATCACCTTTATCTGCTTTACTTTCCATCCAAATAGTGTTTTGTTCGTTGGTATTTACAAAGGGCATCCAAAAATTTACTTCCGATGTTCCATGATTGTAAGTGCTATCTTTATGCCATTCACCTACACCTAAATTACCTTCTGCTAATTGAACTCTAAATGTTGGAATATTCTGATAAATAATTTCATCATAACCAAACCTTTCTTTAAGTTCTTTAACTAATTCTAAATAAGTTGGTAAGAATTGTGTTTTATATTTGTCGTAATATCTTTTATGCCAAATTGTAGATTGGTCCTTTTCTCTAACTAATAAATCATAGTGTTCTAATATATGTAAATCTTCTAATGGAATAGTATTCCCTTCCCATACTTCTAACATTTCTGAAACTATTTGTCTAAATGGATACTTTGTGGTATCGTAACTAATTTTGTAAGGTGTTTGTAAGTACATAACTAAAATAAATTATATTGTTGTTTTAATCGTAAATCGTTTTCTCTTATTGCATGGATTTCACTATCTGCATCTAAAATATTATTTGTTACCGATAATTCACCATCTATTCTATATCCTACCAATTTGTAATTTTGTTTTCTTCTATTTCTAGCTTTTACAAATAACCAATCATCTTGTCCCCATACTTTCATTTCTTCGGGTATTGGAGTGTAGTTTTCTTTATGAACAAATATTGCACAACCCCATCCACCGTGTCTATGTTCAATCGGTTGTAATCCAAAACTTAAACTAGGATATGTATTGTATGGGATTTCATCTAATCCTATTAATCCAATTTCAGGTGTAATAAAATCATATAAGGTGTTCAATATCTGCCAATCCATCCAAATGTCATCATTTAGGATTAAAAGTTTATCATACTTTGCCATTTTTGCTCCTTTATTCCAAGGTGCAGTAACATATGTATTTTTTCCTTCTAATATATGAATTAATTTTGGTAATTCTATTTTTAAATCATTTGGTGTATTATCTATTAAGATAATTTCCCCAACTAATTCATGTGCACTTAATTCTCTAAGTGTTTGTTGGAATCTATTACATTTCCACATTGTAGGTATAATAACTGAATACATTTTAAAATATTTGATTATATAATTCCCAATATTGGGTATATTGAATTGCTTCTAATGTTGTTTCATTTAGATATTTATTCCATATCATTGGTTGATATGAATTCCAATTACAATTTTCACTACATAATGTAACATGTGAATTAGATACATCTACCATTTTTCCAGGATAACCTTCTACTGAAAATCTTCCTTTTTCAAAGTTATCCCATCCATCTATACTAAATAATTTTTCTGTGTTAAACCAAAAAAATGTTCCACTATAATGCCAATTAGTTGTAACCCAAGGAGGACATGGTACAGTTATTTGCATTATACCACTAAATGTTTTATCGGTTGTTAAATTATATTCAATATTAGATAAATAACGTTCTTCTAAATTAAAAAAATACATTGATAATAACCAAACCTTTACTACATTATTTTCAGCACCACCATTTTTACTTCCTTTATTATGTGCAAAAAATGTAAGTGAATTTTTGTTTTTAATTTCCTTTAAGGATTGTATAAAATATTCAGATTCTCTAGTTTCTGGATTATTTTGTACTAATTCAATTTCACAATTAGGAAATAAATTAATTAAATGTGAATTATTCCTTAATAAATCATCTACTGCAATTTTAATAATTCTTTGTCCATTAAATAGTGGTAAATATTTATTTATTAAGGTGATATTATAATTTGCAAATTCGTTTATTTCCGAATTTTCAAAATAACAATAATATACTAAATTTTTAATCATTTATTATAACTTTTTAATTATTATTAAAACATCATCATATCTATTTTTATTTTTTCTCAAGTCAATACATTCATAAGATATTCCTAATGAATTACATATTTCATCAAAGAATTGTTTTTCGTTATCCCAATCTTGTATATCTTCTATTATAAGTGTACCACCTTTTTTTACTTTTTCTAACCATTTTTGTATTGAAATTATTTGAGTTTGAATCGTATGTGGTCCATCATCTATTAAGTAATCTATTGAATTATCTTCAAATTTATCAATAGTAGTATCTGAATATGCGGTATCTAATATTAGAGTTGTATTTGGTATTTTACTTACAAATTCTAAATCATTGTTATTCATTTCACTACCATTATCAATACCTGTTATAGTTGAATTAATAAACCACTTACTCAATAAATTTAGAGAATCTCCTCTTCTAACACCAATTTCTACTATATTAAGTTTATCCAATCTAACATCAGTAAATTCTGTTGAATAATATCCATTGATATAATCATGCAATGTTCCTTTGTCACTTTTTGGTTCTATTGAATCATAGAACTCTGAAAATGTAATCATATTTTTTATTTTTTCCAAAATGAATAAATGCCATTATCTAATTCGTAAGTATCCCAAACGAATTGGTTTCTTCTAGGTTGTTTTTGTGCCCATTCCCACATATCTTTCAAACCATCTTCAAAATTGGTTTTATGTTCAAACCCTAATATATCAATAGATTTTTGCCAGGTTGGAATAGCATGTTTAACTTCATGTCTACCCTCTTTATAAACCACTTCACCACCACCAATTACATTTCTTAATACTTCACATGCTTTATTAACTGTCCATTCCTCTACACCACCCAAATTAATAATTTCTTTAGATGCGGTAGGTAATATAGCCGATTTCCATAATGGTTCAACAATATCATCAATACAACTAAATGCACGTGTTTGTTCACCATCACCAAATATTGTCATTGGTAATCCGTTTAAATGTTGATACATCCAAATACCCAATACATTACGATACTTATCCCAAATATTTTGATTTCTACCATATACATTATGTGGACGGATAATACACCAATCTAAACCATGTTGCTCACCTGCAATTTGAATATCCATCTCACATCCATACTTAGCTACTCCATACGGGTCAATTGGTGTTTGTTGTTGCTTCTCATCAAATATTCCACCTTCACCATGTCCATATACTGCTAACGTAGATGTAAACACCAATCTTTTAACATTATGTTTAATACATTGATTTAATATTCTTGCAGTTGCAACTAAATTGTTTTCATAATTGTATTGACGAATAAATGGAGATAATCCTTCTGCTGCATACGCTGCTAAATGAAACACATAATCAAATTTATGATTTTCAAAACAATTTTCAATTGGATGTTCTACTAAGTTCATTTCCCAAAACGTAACTTTTGAATTCACATTTTCTTTGTAACCACCAGATAAATCATCTATCCCAACTACTTCTACATTTGGTACATTTTCAATTATATAATCTGCAAGTCTACTACCCAATAGCCCCGCTACACCTGTAATTAATACTTTCATTAATCTTCAAATTTAATTGGTTCTAAATTGTTTTTTTGTCTATAATCATTTATTGCTGATTTTATAGCATCTTCTGCTAATACCGAACAATGGATTTTAACTGGTGGTAGGTTTAATTCCTCTACCAATTCCATATTATCTAATTTAACCGCATCTTCCAATGTCATACCTTTTAACCACTCCGTTGCTAATGAAGATGCTGCTATTGCACTTCCACAACCAAATGTTTTAAATTTTGCATCAATAATTCTGTTATCTTCAACTTCTATTTGTAATCTCATTACATCACCACATTCGGGTGCTCCTACTAGACCTGTACCCACGTTAGATTTACTTTTATCTAAAGTTCCTACGTTTTTTGGGTTTTGGTAATGGTCAATTACCTTTTCTGAATATGCCATATTATTTTAGTATGTTTTTGTTAAATCATCTTTGTTATCTACTTCGTTTAGATGGTCTCTATATAATTTGTTGTATTTGTGTATAGAATTACCATTATTCATCCAATATTTCACTGCCGATGGGTTATTTATCCATAGATTTTTGTTTTCCCAATCAAATGTAGGTTCTGCGTAATAGGGTATTGGTAAGGGTTCTATGGGTTCATTTTGAGGAATATTTTCCACTATAACCTCATTTTGTTCCTTTTTTGTAGAATATTTTCCACTATCTCCGTATATTTGGTAATTTTTGTAGTTTTCTTCCATTAAATCATCTAAATTATCATATAAACCTAATTTTTCATCATTTTCTATTATTTCACCTAATAATTTTCTTTGTTTTGTCTTTTTATCATCAATCATTCCGTTAAATGCGATAATTAACGCAACTGCCAATGGGTCAAACACAATTACAATCAAAAATATGAAGAATTTTACTACATTTTTCAATTCCATACCAAATGCTTCAGCTACAAAACGAAATCCACCCACTTCTTTCTCTAAATCTAAGTTTGTCACTTTGATTTTATTGATTTCATCGTTGCTTTTAGCATTTTCGGTTTGTAAACTACTAATTTGTTTATTAATAGTTGCAACCTGTCTATCTTTACTATCAATTGAACGTAAAAGTCGGTTACTCACCTTACCTTTATCTAAAATTGTGTTCTGAGTTGCCGACAATTGTCCTAATTGTGCCGACAACTGTCCGATTTGTGTTTCATTGGTAGTAATCTTAGTAGAATATACTGCAATCTCTCTATCTACTTGTTGTAATTTAAGATTTTGCTGTTGGAATGCATTTGAAAGGTAACCAAATATACCAGCAGATGTAATTAGCATCAATAGTGCCACTGCTGATACTAAATACCACTTATTAAATCCACCAATATCATTCCATTTTTGTTTTAGATAAGTTGCTGCTACCAGTTTGGCAAATTCCAATGAACCTGCCATTACCATAACAGATACAGCTGCTCCACTAAATAGAACACCCAATCCAGTTATAGAAAAAAATGCAGCACAACCAGCTATGATTAATGCTGATATTCCTACTAACCATTTTAACCAATTCATTATCCCTCTCTTTCTAGGTCAATTAAATCATTAACTTTACCTAATGCAAATAATAATTCATCAAACATCCTTACTGCATCTGCATTAGAAATTTGTTTACTACCTTCTGCCGCTTGTTTTAAGAAGTTTGTTCTGATTTCAATTGCTTCTAAGTTTTGTCTAATTTGTACTTTGTATCTCATATACTTTATTTTTTATAATAATTTGTTATTTTTATATAAATATTTGTTATTTAAAAATGTAACTATACCCTCCGCCCATAGTTGGTGGGCTTGAAATCCAGGGTGTCCATCATTTATTATATCAACCCCAATTTCATCAAATATTCTTGTTTTAGTTTTTTCACTTAATGTAACAATATTATTTTCAAATTGACCATTAATTTCTAATTTTAAAATTCTATTATTAAGAAAATTTGGAATAAATTTATTAAAATCAATTTGGTTAATAAAATAAGTGTAATTACCCGATATGTAATATTCTATATTGTGTAATTTAAAAAATGAACATAATCCTAAATATTTTTTAGCAGTTTCTAACTCCCATTGAATTGGATTTATAAAACTATTAGAATATTGTTTAATTATAGAATCTATATTATCTTTATACACTATATTTGTCATAAACCCATCTGTAATCCAATTGAACGTAGTTGCTACACTATCTACTTTACCATTATTATCATAATTAACATTTGCTACCAAATATTTATTATACTTGTTTGAAAATATATCTAATCTATTTATCGCGTCAGGTAATTCTAATATGAATAGGGTTTTTTTAACTTCATCTAGTGTATTTTTTAGAATGTAATCATATACTTTTCTAATAATTCTATCCGTACCACTACCACTCTTTGCATCGTTTATTATTTTAATCCCCATTTGTTTTCCAACCAACGTAGGATAACATACATCTACTTGAGATTCATACTCAAACCCATATTGTTTTTTATATGCTTCTCTAACGTGTTCTTTCTTTGCTTCAAATCCACCACCTTCGGTAAACGAGCAACCATTAAAATATATTTGATTAAATTTATTTTGTATCATAAAAAAAGGTAGTCTTTGTGACTACCTTTCAAATATACGAAATATAACTCAGTTATCCAACTTTAATGGATACTTTTTTTGGTTTCTTTTCTTCTATCTTAGGTAAAGAGATATGTAATATACCATCTTTTACCGTTGCTAATGTAGCACTAAGGTCCCAATTAGTTCCAATGTTTAATGATTCATCAACCGGAAGTGCAATCGCATTCCAAATTTTATCATCGGTTTCTTTTTCTATTGATTTAACTTTAATAAAGCTTTCCTCAATTGTAATTTCTAATGTTTCCTTTGTTTGACCAGGAACTGCTAATCCAATTCGTAAGATATCTTCGGTTATATCAACTACTACTTGTTTGTGGGTTGATGTAGCTGTTTTTGTTTTTGGTGTTTCGAAAAAATCTTCAAATAATTTGTTGTAATCTACTAAATACATAATTTAATGTTTTTTTTGTTAATAATATTCTATATAGTTCAAATACTATACCATTGGGTTTAATCTGACAATTTGTTAGAATTTACCAACATTAAATGAAAATTTGTCATCTTTTACCGACTGTCTTTCAATTACCGTACTCATATGGTCTGCCCAATGCATAATATACTGAATATTTGATTTAAGATATTTTGATGTATCATATACTTTATAATATTTTTCATTGTCCTCATCGTATAGACCATCCGTAAGTTTTATACCAAAATATTCATTCTCATTGATTGCAATACCATATTGTGATAATGTAAATAATGTTCTATCAGTTATTGCCATAAAAGAGTTTTTTTCATTTCTTTTGTATAACTCACCTCTATTTTCAATATGCCATTTAGAATCATTTGGTGCATAATGTAGTTCTTCTTTAGTACCCAATTTACCCAAATCATGATGTATTGCAACAAATAGTAATTCTTCTTCGGTGAAATCACATACTCCACCCGCTTCTTCAAATGTTTTTTTCATTTTTAATGCGTTCTTACATACATTAAAGATATGGTCAATATACCCACCCTCATATGCATTGTGATAGTTTTTATTACCACTTGCAGGTGATACCATTAAGTTTCCACCTAATTCATCATCCGAGTACATAAACAAAAGTTTTTCTAATCTTTCGCCTGTAAAATATTTGTTAACGATGGCTAGAAACTTATCGTAGTTCTGCTTTAATTCTGATTCTGTCTTTTTCATTTTGTTAAATTTTCTTTTGTTAAGATTTTATATAAAAGTTCAATTTCTTCTTCAGTTTCTAACATTGGTAAGTTATCAAATAGGGTTACCAAATATTCACCCTCATTCAAATCCATATTTTTCCACTCATCACTTGCTATTGATATTAACGTAGGTCTTTCACTTACATCATCATCTTCTTTTGGTAAAGGTAATATCCAATAATAAAAATCAGTTTCACCATCACTTTCTTCTATTCGTATCGCTCCCCATCTTTTAAAGGAATGGTCGGTAATCGGTGTTTGTGGCATTGTTATCATAACTCAAATATACAACTTTTTTTCCTAATCACAAATAATTCTAATGGATTTTTGAATTGAATCTAGTTTAGAATTTGAAAATAAATTACTATTTGGGGTTTCAATTGTATATTTTGCTTTGCCTATAATTGTAATTGTATCACCTTTCATTTTATATATTGGTGCACCCATAGTATTTATTTCACCGGAAAAATATCCTAATTGTGATGTACTATTTACAATAGGAATTATTTGGTCTTGCTGTGAAACTAAAGAAGGTAGTTGTGATATTTGTAATTGACCTGTATATGGATTAAAATACGTTTTAACCACTCTACCAATCGTATCGCCGGCTTTTAATATCCAATAGTGAGAACTACTCCATTCTATTCTACCATTAACCGGAGAAGGTGTTTTATTTGGTTTGCCATCTACTAAGAATTTACCGGTGATTCTACTTAACGTTTGGTTTGTTAGAGTAGATAACGATAAATGATAAAATCCATTATTATCCAATGGTAAACTTTGCTTACCATTTGAACTTAATGCAGAATCAATTGTAAATGTAATTGTGTGAGTTTGTGGTATTGGTGTAACTATATCTTTATTACACGCCATTAAAGCCATAATACCTAAAAAGGGTAAAATCTTCATATCTTAGAGTTTAGTGTTTATACTTAAAGATACGACTTTTTTGTGGTTTTTCCAATTATTTGAGAGTATTTGGTATAAACAATTGATTATCAATTACTTATAATTGTTCAAATCCTAATTTTGTGAATACGTTTATTGACCGTATGTTCCAATCATCTATATTGGTTAATATGTTCGTATTGGTATAATTTTGTATAACATAAAATAACATATCCGTTGCTCCATACATTCTACTATAATTTGTAGTTTTTATAAATACATTGTAAATATAATAAGTTGTAGAATCTATACATTTTAACCAACAATATCCAACAATTTCACCTTTATAATAAGATACAAACATTTTATCACCCCGTTCAATCCTATCTTCTGCAGCTTGGAGATTAAACATACCATCCCAATTTATTTCAGAGTTGAATAAATCAATACAATATTGAATAATAGTATCATCTGATATTTCTACTATCTTAAAATCCGAATGAATATTACGTTGTATTAAATCTTCATATTTTAATTTATATTCTATCATACTCAACTCCTAAATAATTAAAATTTTTCGGATTTAATTTAAAATCAATCATATTAATCGTTTATCTATATGTGTGTGTCGTAATCTTTCTGGTGAATTTACATCAAATATATCTTCATAATATGTTATATCAATTTTTAATATTTTACTAAGTTCTAATAACTTAGTATAATAGTTATTCACCATTTCTTGTACTTCCGTATAGTTTGGTGTTGGTTCCCAAATATATTGCATCCCGCCATTTAAATGAGTACGTTCTCTGTTATATCTTAAGTATGCAATACTTTCTGCACAAGATTTCAAATCCCTCCTACCTAGTAGCACTACTTTGTCAAACCTGCCGGCTAAGTCAACCCACCATTTCATTTCATCGGTTATCCCGGTAGGTATATGCCACATTATAATCTTAACTATGGTATTATCATCCTTGTCATTTGGTAAATAATCACTACCATTTTTAGTTGGTTCGGATACCCATTTTAAATTATGTTCGGCTGCTAATTTTAGCAGTAAAGAACTAGTACCGGTTCTAGCCATTGCAATTATTACTATTTTCATTATATTAAAGATTTTTTAAATGTCAAATTCTCAACACATAAAAATAAAATTAAAGACCACCGCTCACCTGTTTTTATTTCCATAACTTCATGTTCGGTGTGACTGTTGAAACAATAAATTTCGCCTCTTTTTTTTGATAATAATTTATGTGGCTCATATAAATAAAAATCGCCCCCGGTGTATTCTTCATTTAGATTAGTGCCAACCGCCCATATTCTGTTTTTATTTGTATCAGAATGTCTTGTAAATTTGTCGCCAATATTAAATTTATGCAAACCTATGTGTGTGGGATAATTATTAACAATAACATTTTTATTATCCATAATCAATTTACCAATCATTCTATCAAATATCCATTTATAATTTTGAATATTTGGTATTTGCCATCCGGTGTAGTTAACCGCACTATTATTAGGATACCCACCATCGGTTTTTATTACCGTCAATACTTTACTTAAATTTATGATATCTAAACATTCTTTTGGTGTAAAATAATTTTCCATATGATTATATTAATGAATTTGTTTTTTTTGTAATAATATCACCCATTCTATATTTGTTTGTAGTATCTAATAACTCTTTGTAATATAACTCATTATATTCTATTTCTAATTCATTAAATAGTGGATTAAAATTTCCATAATATAAATCTTCGTAATAAAAAATTGGTAAATTATTTAGTGTTGCAAAATTAAAAAGTGTTTCATTTAAAAAACTATATCTATCGTATGTTGTTTGGAATTCGGCATCCGTAATATTGTAAAGGTTATAGATACGTGGTGTATTATTTAAAAATGATGCCTCTTTGTGTACAAGAATTGAACTTTCAACTTGTTCTTTTTGATTTTTTCTTAAAAGGATTACTATCTTATCAAAATCATTTACCAATGTATCTAATGAGACCGGTAACGTTCTATATGCTGATTTTACGAATATATTTCGTTTAGTAATTAAATCGGAATATTCATTTTTATTTTTATGTACGTTTTCAACCATCCATTCAAACCAAGGCTCATTGAAGCATTCATATTCAGTTTTAATTTTTTCGAAATATTTTAGTATTGAGGTCGAACCACATCTAGGAGTATATAGAAGTAAAATTTTCATTTATAGTTTAACTTTAATTCCATTAATCCACACAATTCTATATGTAGAACAATTTAAAACATTTGTCTCATGTTCATGTATTGATGCGAAAAAATAAAGACAATCACCCTCATTTATTTTATAAACTACATTATTAATAATCAAATCACCACCAGCATCTCCGGTTGAAGTTTTTATTATAAAATGTAAACTCTCGGTATCATCGTATTTTGGGTCTTTGTGTTTTATTAACTTAGAACCATTGAAAGATATTGCACATATTATACCATCTTTACCTTGTGGTACATTTTCATTTTCTGAAAAATTAAGTTTTTCTTTTATTTTTTTAAACGCATTTACAATTAAATCCGGATAATCATATTTAACATCATTTGTAAATCTGGTAGTTTTTCTATTATTTGCCGCTCTACCTATTTGAAAAATGTTAGTATTATGGTTATCTAATGCCCATTTATTTAAAATATTACATTCATCATGTGTTAATACAGATGGGATGATTTCAATTGAATTTGTATCAATCATATTTAAAATAAAGTTTTTTCCACTTTTTGTTTTGGAAAATATAGAGTATCAACACTTTCCCATTTTTTCAATGGACAATCATTAAAATCTGCTGAAAATATTTTTTTAGTTATTGGGCAACCACATTCGTTGCATATAACACCAATATCTAATTTAGTAGTGAGTACCTTTCTAGACGGACATACTTCACATATTTCATTTCTTTTTTCTGCTAGTAGTTTTTGATTTTCAGAAGGTTTATACGCTGTAACCCATGCATTGAAAATTTTTTTAAAATTCAACATGTTTTTAAATTTTTATTAAGAATTAGAACTAACAATTAATGCACCCATTTGTGTCATTATTGTATTTATTGTTTGAGTTTGAGTTGTTGTCATTTTTAATTAATTTTTAATATTATTAAGATTTTGGAGCTACCGGTGGTACACAGTTAGCAAAATTAACACACTTACATGGAGCGGAATTGGCGTAGCAGGGGAAGGTGCTGAACGTTTGTTTAGTACAGGCCTCACCCTTTGCGCAGTCGGATTGTGAACAAGAAGCTTTCCTCTCGGAACAACTCGCACCAATATTATGTTCAATTGCAACAAATGAGGTATTGTCCATAGTTTGTGTTAAAAATAAATGTTGTCTTTCTACACTTATTGCCCATCCACTAAATATGGTATTTGTTCTTACAATTGTCGAAACTTCTTTTAGGACAGTTGTTAATGTTTCATTTTCAGTATTAATTAATATTACAGAATCACCAATTTGTATAGATTCATCTGACCCCAAACTTCCCAATGAAACAAATTTAACATTATTATTTCTAACGATTAAATAATTAGAAGAAATTGTATCTTCCCAATAAGTAGTATCAGTAAATACAAGCTTAACATATTCTACAATTACAGAAACCTTTTCTTTTGCAGTTACCTCATTTGTACTGTATACTGTATTATTTACAAAATCTTCATATGTTATACCAAAATCAGCTGTATCCAATGTTAAATCAATATTATTTGGATTTGGAATATCAATTGTTTTTAATAAATCACCTACTTGTAAATCCAACGCAGTTTTGAATGAACCATCTGCCATTTCAACCGTATCGGTATCTAATAATTTAGGTGCTGCGAACAAATATTCATTATTTAAATATCTATTTTTATATGTATTTACTATCTCAAATGTTTCTGCATTATATTCTACATCAGTATCTAATACTGCTCCGGTCAACGATGTGTAACCACCTAATGATATACTTTCTAAATTTGGAGGAAATAATAAATTTAATCCTCTAAAAACTTGTATTTGATTTTGATATAAATTGTTCAAATCTAAATGAAATTCCATCAAAAAATACTCGTTGTTAACATTTTGTAAAACAATATTTAATTCCTCATTAGTTGATACTTTAAACAACTTAGGGTAAATATTCTTATCATATGCCGCACCAACTGCTTTTAAAATAAAATTTGGATGAATACCATTATCTGGTATTGTAGTTATGTTGTTTACAATTTCATTTGTTTCGTTAAGATATGCAAATTGAGAACCAAATGATGAATTTTTAATTAAATTCATAAAATTAATTTTATTTGCACAATACGTATCATCTACCAATGCGGTAGTATCATATGCACTTCTAATAATCAACGTTGTATCGTTATCTTCAACATAAGGTACTGTTATAGAATTTGGACTAGAAATCATATTTTTAAATTCAAATCCTAAAATGGTAGATAATTCAGTTAATTTGTTAGATAGTGGCTCTAAATTTCCGATGTATACTACCTTAGTAAATGTATTATTACTAATGAAATTAGATAGTTCTGTTAAATCTAAGGAGGTTTCAGTACCTTCTAATGTAACATATATCCAGCCTAAATTAGTGTTTATTTCAATTGGTTTTAAATCACCATTTTTATCGTACATAAAGTCCGAACCTATTAATACTGTTCTCATAATTTTAGTTTTCCTTATTATTTCTTATAAATATACTAACTTTGTAATTTAGTAGTTCTTTTGGTATATTTTCTTTTTGGTTTTGGTAGCGGTGGATTATCAATAGATGTGATTAAATCCCTTATTGCACCACATTGTTCGTATTGTTCTTTAGATACAAAGTAATCCATCATTTTATTTAGAAGGTCCTTATACTCACTCTTATTGATTGTAGCAAACATTTTACTATCGGTAAACTTAATAATTGCAACTTCTTCTAAATTTTCTTCAATAGCTCCTTTTAATATTTGTAAAATCCAGGGATATAAGGTATCACCATTCATAGAAATATAGTTTGAAACAGCAGGAGATGCATCTTCATCAAAGTATTTTCTCCAATTAGTTTTTGCGTACATATCGGTAATTTTTAATAATTTGTTAATATCCATATATAACTATTTAATTTGTACGAACCACATCTTTTAAATAATCATCCATACTCGTAACTCTAGTTGTTACCGGCTTTACTACATCTGTTGATGCTGGTAAATTTTCTACTATTACACTACCATCTTTGTTTTGATAAGTTTGGATTTTTGAAATTCCCGTAACTCTTATAGTAGTATCTTCAAATAAAAATCTAATTTGATTTATAATTGCATTATCATTTAATATAGTTGGTTCGTTATTAACGTAAAATTGATATTCTACACTTTGTACGCCTGCTTGAGTGAATCTACTGCCTATACCTGTTTTACTAACTGAATTTACTTGCACTGCAGTTACCGAACCACTAACTGACCCGGATGGATTATCTGCGGTAATTACACTACCACTATAAGAAATAGTATTTGTTTCTATATTAGAAGAAAATTTGTTTTTATTATATGCTAATGCTTTAGATATATCTAATTGGACTGAAATTATATCTTTAATAGTATAATATGGATTGCCTTCATCATACGCTTTTTTTAATGCGGAAAATATATGAGATGGTATGTAAATTGAATTACCTACACTTATAGTAAAATTAATATTATTAGAATCAAACACTTTATAGGTAATAGTATTAGGGTCTATGGTCGGTAATTCAATAAAGTTTTTGTCAAACACACCCGTTAAAAGTGCAGTTGATTTATTCTTTATTGAATAACTACCATAATCATTTACTATTTCTCTACTAAACATTTTATCTTCCTTGTCCTTTGTACGCCTTTGGACGTGGACTGTGTTTGTTATAAGATTTCTTTGCCGAACCGGATTTACGAGAACCAAATGAAACCTTTGATGATGTTAATGAACCTTTCTTTGCCATAAATTGTTACTCCTTTGTTTAGGAATAAATATATGGAAATAATTAATTCGTTGTATAAGCTACTTCATCTTTAAGGTATTTCTTAAGTGTATCGAACTCCTCTGCTTTTTCTGATACTGTCATTCTCAAACTTTTAAAGATAACTTTTAAATCATCTATTGTTTGAATTTTGTTATCCCAATCAAACTCATACCAGTTAATAGGTTGAGGGGTCGGTTGTGGTTCTTGTACCTGTGTTTCTTCAATTGGAAACAACTCTAATTGTTCTAATTCTTTTTTCTTTGCCATTTTTATTTTATTTTTGTTAATTGAATTATTGTTTACTTACTAAATCAAATTTTTAATCTATACTAATTTTTTCTCTCTACTTTTCCAATACATCGGTCCATAATGATGCGCAATCTCCTCACCTTCTTCTATATCTTTAATTGAATAAAATTCCATTATATTTAATTCTTTCGATTTTATCCTCCAATCACAATTTGGGTGTGAACTATGATTATAAATTGAACCGTACCCAAAAGGTAAGTATGAAGTATCATTATCGTTAACGTCGGTGAATACATAATCATACGATGGGTGGGTTGCTACCACAAATAATTTTATAAAATAGCATGTTTCTATAATTGTTCCGTTTGGTATAAATTCGCCGGCAAACACACCAAATCCCATTACTTCATCAATATAACGTACCTCTAATTTTGTTTGTGGTTTTATAACCATTTTATTTTATTAATGATTGTATTAAATTCTTGTCTTTCTATCTTATCTGCGTTATACATTTCAAATTCATCCTTATCCTTATCGTTTCTTAAACAAATGATATGATATTCATTATTCATATCCGATTTGTATATTACATCTTTAACATATCCAAATTCAGCATCATCCATTGAAGCTCTAAACCTCATTACGAATATTGGTTTAGGTTTATGGACGATATTTGGATTCACACTCATTGGTGGCGGGATTGGTATTGAATTTCCGAACATAGGATTGAGAGAGGGGGTTGGGGGGTGAGAGTAGTCGTTTTTAAACTTTTTAGTAAATCTTTTTTGTATATATTAACTTATTGTACATTCAGTTCCATTCCATTGAATTCTATCCGCATCACACGCTATATGCCACTTCTCTACACCATCTACTAATTCTTTTGTGGTATAAGTAGGTATACTCAATTTAACGAAGGTGGCGAGGTTCTCCTTTCCATCTATAAGTACTCTCCAATGTAAATCACTACCTTCACTTACTTTTGTGTTATATCTAATTCTTACTTTATACATTCTTATTTCTTTAGGTCTTTAATCTTTCCTTTACGCACTTTTGTTTTATCTAACTTAACTACCTCTTTGGTTTTATTATCAATTTGCCATTTACCCATTACCTTTTCGGTTACCTTTTGGTTTGGTTTCTTTGCATATGGTGCAAAAATTGCTTTACCATCAAATCCACCATCATTAGATACCTCACCACTTTCCATATCTACTACATCATTAGCAAACTTAACGGGTTGGTGTTTCTCTTTTACTTCTTCATTATATCTCGCTACCGCTTTGATTAACTTTTCTTTGATTGGATTTTCGATATTGAATTCTATATTTGCTACATCGGCGTTTAAGATACCTAATTGCTCATCGATGTTATCCATTTTTAAATCAATATCTACCATTCGGTCTTTGATAAGTGTAATGGAATCGTTGATACTATTAAGGATTGTATTCGATTCGTATTCATAAGATTTAATATTATCATCCCAATCAAATCCATAGTGAGTACCTTCGTTACCATTTTGACCAATGATATCCATTCTTCGTTCCGCTTCCCTTTCCATTTCGTCTTCGGCATACTTTCTCATTTCCTCCACAGCATCTATATTACTTTCATTTTCTTCTATTGGTGTTTCGTTTTCCCAATCTTTAAATTGACCTTTGTAATCTTCTTCTATCATTTCATCATCTTCATCACCAAATTCTTTAAATGGAGCTTTGTCTTTACTATCTTCGGTCCAACTACCATATGAATGTCGTAGGTCCTTATATTCATTTTCATCATCGTTTTTCCATTCGTTTAACTTTTCTTTTAAGTCTTCTCTTTCATAGTCGTGAATATCGGCGGAAAGTTGTTTGATTACATCATTCCAAGAACTCATTTCAAAGCCGGAAGCAATGGTGAGACCTTTAAAAACCTCCATTAATTCACTTAAATCAAAATCGGAGTGGTCTAATTCAATAGTTACTTGCTTACCATACATAGAAGCGGTAAACTTAGCGGGTGGGTTGGGTGTGTTAGAATATATCATTATAGTATTTTTATGTTACTATAAAGATAGTGAAAAGAAATGGAATAAAAAAATAAAATACTCTAAAACTTTAAGTGTTCTCGTAAGTGTGTATCGAATATAAGATGATTACAATACTCTCTATTCTCATTAGCAATACCCATAGCAACCTCAATACGTTCTTTCCACTCACTATCCTTCATATCCCTTATCCACTCTATATTATGGATTAAAGCGGGAATCCAACTACTATCGTATTGTTCAATGGGTTTTGAAATATTCCAATTAGAGTATATATCCCATAACTCATCCGTATATAGAGAACGATAGGGAGTAAGCCCATTCATTTCCATTAACTTATGTGCAAGGGGGTCTGTATGTATAAAGGGTTTACCTAAGTATAATAGTTTAGTAGTTTTCTCATTGAACTTAATAAGGTGTAAGTAAGGAGATATAATTGTAAACGTTTCATACACTACTTCCATTTGTGAGTGTATAGTATGTTCTATAAACTGATGTGTATAAGAATCCTTATGTATTCCATTGTTTTGACCTGAATTGGATAAGTAAGGATTAAAATATGGAGAAGTGTAGTTTAATAACGGCAAGTGTACTTTATTATGTGTAGGTATAGTATTCGTTGTAAACTTTAATTCTACCTTATCATTTTGGAGAAAGTGTTTTGCTAACGATATCCTTACTCTATCCGTCAACTTATTAATATGTAGACCTACTCTATGCCCTTTAGGATGCTCTTTAAATACCTCACTTCCATAGAAAAACATCTCACCGGGAAAGACCTCATTGTTATAATAGCTTTGTAATGCTACCTTATTAGAAAACTTAAAGTTAGTGTAGTTAATGAAAGGTATATCCCATACTATCTTAACTCCTTTCATTTTCTCTATTCGTAGTAGTAACTCATCCGATTCTCTTACCTCATTGTGTATAAAGTAATCTTCGGTATGTTTTGCTATAATAATTAGGACCTTTGTACCCTCATCTAAACCCTCTAACCTATCTAATAGAGCGAGATAATCACTTTCCATTAGACCATGTTTGGTTATCAATAAAACATTAATCCATCCGGCTTTAAATGGAGTAGAAAGGATTTCTTGTGGATTAGTAAACTCCCAATGGAAATTATACTCATCTAATTTAAAATTACGGGTAGTATGGTTAGAGGACCAGAGACGGGATATATTTTTTATCTCATCCTTTGTCCAAAAATAGGGTTCTATTGATTGCCAATCCGCAATGAAGTTTACATTTATATCCATCCTAATTCTTTTATCCTACCAAATATTGAGGTGTTATAATATACATCTTCGAAGTGTTTAATATTTTCTTTAGCGATAAGGTTTGCCTCATTTATCAAATCGTTATATTCCATTTCATCCATATCTAACAATTGTTGGATTCTCTCAAACAATAAATCTAACCACATTGTGTTACCTACCTCTATGTAAGTATCTTTATTGAAATAATTAGCATTATACATTTGTAATAACTCCGGTCCTAATAAGCAATCATATTGTTTAAACCCATACTCTTTTACTAAATGATACATAACAGGATCAGTATTAATAAAAGGTTTACCTAATAAAATATTCTTTAATATTTTTTCAGTAGGTTTTCTATGTGCTTTTGATGGTTCTTTGGTATTAGTTTCATATACTATATCGATATCTGAATTGATAAATAGTTTAGCTAACCCTAAGAAATAATTTGGTGGGTGATACCCATGCTCTGCGTTTTTGTTTGGATTGTACCTTAGTGTACTACTTCGTTCTATAAAGTAAGAATCATGCTCCATATACTTTTCTAATGGATAATTAGTTTCACTTAATAATCTATTATGATGTACGAACTGATGTTTATAGTTAATAGTTAAAAACATTTTAGGATGTGATATATAATCCGTAGTAACAAATCGTTTAACCAGTCTATACCTTTCACCGATACCATTACCGATTGTACCCATATGAAACCCAATTCGTTTATCTTTTTTTAATCTACTGAATACATCTTTGTTATAATAGAAATTAGTAATGCCATCCCCACTCAATTCTTTTTGTAAATTAATATAATCGTAGAAATATATTTTGGGTTCAAACACTGCGGTCTCTGTATTAATCAATGGTGCGTTATGTATAACCTTTATATTATTACATTTAGAAATTTTATCAAACATTATATCCTCAATCGCACCTCTAATACTAAATATGCTTTGTTCTAAATTACCACCAATGATTATAATCTTTACATCCGTATTGATATATTTGTTTACTATATCACATAACGGTTGGTAATCCTCAGCGAACATTCCTATCTTTATAATATGAATTATGTCACTACACAAATCCGTATCAGGTATAGTTGTACCTACAACGTGCTCAATGGTATATCCATTCCAGTCACATTTTTGTTCCATAAAATTTTTGGTAAGGTCTTTGATTTCATCCAATTCTGCGTATGTGAAAAGTAACCCATTATCCTGCCGTTGATAGAAATTTATTTTCTTCATTATAACATATTTAGTTTGTGTACTACACATATAAGTATATGATTTTCCTAGAGTGGAAATTTTAACCTCACAATATTTGTGTACCAGGTTCACATATAAAAAAAAATTAATTTGTCGCATTACAAGAAATGGAGAAGTCGTATTTTTGATATCACATTTTGTGACATCAAAATTTTGGGCATGAAAAAACCGGATAGATTTCTCTACCCGGCCCTTACACTATGAAAAACTAACCAATAAAATTTCTATTCAAACTCACTCGCTAACTCCTTAGATACAGCTCTGCTTTTCTTAGCCGTACTTATAGCGTGTTCATTCATTCTTAATAGTATCTCTTGTCCTATGTACCTATTAGCTAAGTTCTCGTTTACAAATCTCTTTAGTGTTCTACTCTTATATACTACACTATATACGTCTTGCATTAAGTTCTCGCTATACTCTGATACTATCTTATATAACTTCTCGTACTTTTGCTTTATTGTCTCTCTCTTTGTCAGCTTCTTAGCTATTATCTTTTTAGCTACCGCCTTTGTTTGTTTCTTAGCTACTACCTTACGTGCCGCTGCTACCTTCTTAGCTATTAACTTAGGGCTTACTACCTTCTTAGCTCCTTTCTTAGTTACTACTTTCTTTGCTTTCATTGTTACTTTCTTACTCATATGTTTGTTATTTTGTTTTAAAGAATTTATTTTTGTTACCGCCCGTATTAGTTAAGTCCGTATTGTGTTAATATGTTATTGCCTTCCGCTACCCGCTCTATTTGTTTATTACGTTGCTTTACTACATCATTCATTGCCTCACCCATTGCCATAGTCATACCCATCATAGTATCACTCGCTTGAAAGGGACCATTTTCGTCATTGAATAATTTTTCAAGTGTTTGTATCGTAGCTTCGGCAGTATGTTTCGGTGTCCTGTCACTATGTACTATTGCTACTAATACTGAATACAATTGACTTATTGCTTCCTGTTCGTTTGTTAGTTCTCTTTTACTCATATGTTATTATTTTATAGTTTTACTCATTGTTTGTAATGCATCGTATAAGTTTAATAGCTTATCCAATTGCTCATTGCTTAGATTCGTCATTGCTTTACAATCTGATTCCAATGCTATACCCATTGTTAATACTACCATTTTCAATTGCTTCTTACTCATTGTAATTGTGATGTCGCTTCTTTTCATGTTGATTATTTATGTGTTGAATTTAATTTATAAGATTTTTGTTGTAAGAACTCAGTCTCTATTGTATGTGCTAATTTCTTACCCTTTACTACATCCAGTATCCATACATTGTAAACATCAGCACCATACTTACGCATGTCCTTATGTAATAACCAAGTACATTCACCGGTCCTAGCTTTACTCATATGTTTTTGAAATCTACGATTAGCTGCATATCGGACCGACTTAGTATGATAAAATTGTGATAAACTAGTAACACCTATATAACACGCACCGGTTATAGTGTTTTCTATTTCGTATATTAAGTGCTTGCTATCCTTTCTTGTCTTAACCATATTACTTGCTTTTAATTGTTTGAATAATTGTTTTGATTAATACCGACCCGAATAAACAAAGTGCGGTGATAATGATAAACTCTAAAATTGAAATTGATTGACCCATAGTTGATAAAAATTAATGATTAAAAAAATTGATTGATTAAGCCCAGTACATTATAAGGATATTCTCGACCTGCTTATTACCTAATCCCATCGCCTTCAATTCACGTTTAACCGATGGTATAAATTTCTTATCAATCTGCCCGTAGCTCATAGGGTAGTCAGAAATGATACGAGTAATTTGAGCAGACTCTTTTTTCAACATACTAAAAAACGCACACGCCTTTAAAATTTCGGGTTTGTTTCTACATACTACCTTATGCATACGACCCATAAAATCCTTAAACATTACTATTGAATTAGGTTTTACCGCGTTACTCATTTTAGTAGCAGAAAAATTAACATAAACAGGTCTCTCGTTACGAGCAGTACTATAAGCTTTGTCAGTAAATTCATTTGTCATTTTGTTATTCATATATGATTTTTTTATAATGTGAGGAGTCAAACCTTCGACTCAATACATAAAGATAACACTATTTCGTGGACTTTTAACACGTTTTAGGTACTATTTTAAAAATTCTTTATTGACTATCAACGAGTTACGTCACCAAAAATGTGGGACCGGCATAAGTCATTGACGCTGAACCACTTACACAAGTCACTCAAAATCAATGACTTATGTATTTCACCCCTTCATATTAGAAAAAATCTAAATATATTCGAATTTATTAGATAATTTTCATTTCAAAGCGGTGCTATTTTAAATAATATCTAACGAAACAAATCTCGTTTACATTTCCATTTCAATTTATCCGCGAGTTCATTGGCTTGATTCTCTAATGGATTGTCCTGGTAATTATAAATTTCTGTATATTCGTAGTATTTCTTTGTACTTTGTTTGTAGTGTGCCCATTCATGTATAATAGTATGAATGATATCAATGACTGATTTGTGATTGCTTTTATATACACTAATTATATTATCTTCAAAATCATAATCGCCACAATCATTATCTGATGCAATCGTTGCCCACTCTAAGGCCGGCAATGTGTGTCTTCTATAATTCAGACCAGCATTACGTTTGCACCAATTCATAACTCTTAGAGCATCCTTTCTTTTGAATTGTTTTATTGTCATTTCGGTCAGTTTTAAAATAAACGGGTTAGGTGGTCGCTATTTTGAAGGGGTAAATATAAAGGGAGTAACCAAGCAACCATTTTAGAATAGTATTTATTCTGTCCTAACCCGTTATAACTAAGATACGATAATTTATTTAATCTACCAAATTATATTGAATCTTTTTGTGTGGGGTATGTGTGTAAAAATAGTCTCTAAAAAATTTTGCGGTCCGACTGAATGGATGGATAAGGTCTAAATGCCGTTGTGATACCGATTGATTACACTCACACCTCTTTGTAACCCTTATGTGTGTTGAATTGTGGGGGTAAGTGGGTATAAGTGGGAAATTATTGTACGATGGACCTTATTATTGCTCTATTCGGTATCAATATACGAATTTAGGGATATGATACACTATTCCATTTGATTTGATACGGTCTAATTAATAATACTTTCATTAAATAAAATCTAATTTAAGTTAGATTTTTGGGAATATTATCTAATGATACGTCGGTAATACATAATGGATATCTAATTCGTTTAAGACACTTTGTATCATTGAATCACCTATTCCACTATTGGTTTTTGTCCTCTCTAAATAGTGGTCCACATACATTTGAGCCGTTACTACCTTACCATCCTTAGTGACTTCTATCTTAATGATACCACTTTGATTTGTTATTTCGTTATTCATATTATTTATTTTTTAATGTACGGATATATTCTTTTGCTTCATCCTTAGAGTAATAAGAACCTTCTATATTCTTATCTCTATATTGTGTTTGTGTTATTGAGATATTGATTGCCTCCATTGGATTACCATTATACCATTCTTTACTATGTGGACTATATGGGTAACCTAATTTATACCTACAATAATGTTTCATTCGTAATTCCTCTATTGCTATATCCTCTTTGGGTTGTAAGTATAACACATTCCATTCACCTACGGGCATTGAATGTTTATAAGTGTTTAATCGTTTAGTAAAATTTTCTTTGGATTCAACCATACCTACCTTAAACCATCCTTTCATTTCACTATTCTCTACTATATACAAATAACCATTGCCTCTATTGACTATGGTATTTCTATTCCTTATTCCTACATTGATATTCCTTACCTTATGTTTTATACGCCTATCCATTGTATCGTATATTGTTAATTGTGTTTTATTCATACTCTAAGTTAAGACTTTATTTCGATATTACCTAATTATTCATTTGTAATATTAACTCTATATTGTGTATAAACATATCTTTCCAACGGATTTGTGCAATGGTTAATTGTTTTCTACGTTGTGGCTCATTACTATTGTATAAGGTATAGTAGTTATATGATGTATTCGTTCCACCATTTACCTTATTCCTTTGTAGTATTAGTGATTCATCTACTATCCCTTTATTAGTAGAACGTATATGTATTTGATAATAGTCTTCGTATTCATATACACCTTCTATATTATACCCATCAGTTGTAAGGCTTAATACCCTTTCACCTTTCAGTTTACTTCTATTATGTATTATTAGCATATCCTTTACTTTATTAGTTTTATTATTTCTATATACACTACTATCATTATTAGTGTTATTATCATTACGCTTATAGTTAGTGTTAGTAGTGACATAGTGTTCTTATACATTCCTTCCTTCTATACATAAACTACATAGACCATCTGAATTTAATCTTATATGATGTTTAGTACAATAATCTATTTCTATACTATGTGTATTATATGTTGTATTATTATCTGAACTACCGCTATTATTTCCTTTGCCACTCTTTTCTCTTATCCAATTATACATCCAATCGTTTGTGTTATTCACATCAATTATTTTTATATCTTTTTGTGTGTATCTATAATTCATATCTTATTTATTTTTTCCATTCACCACTCTTTAATAAGTTTGTTATATAATCCATACTTTGTAATGTAGTAAGGTATACGGGTGCATCATACGTTTTACCTTTGTATATTACATACGTCGGATGCCATACCATACTACCATTATCTAATTCTAATTTATTCATATTCACTTTCTATTAAATTATTCTTATGAATCCATTTACTTAACTCTAAAATTAATTTAACACTCTTATCATCTAATCTTTTACTTTGATTGACTAACCTTTCAATGGATTCTTTACTCAATAGGATGTACTCGTCTATACCATCCATATTACTAACTCTATTTACTATATTCATATTATCTACGTTTGATTTGTTTATTGATTATCTTATTAAGGTATATAGTTGATACCCTACTTGCCTTACCCCTTTGTCTTATACCCCATATTAAATTATTGATTAAGAATATACTCTTTATACTATGTGCTCTATTCATATTAATTATCGTTTTCAATTATTGTTTTCAATTCCCATATCATACTATCCATCGTATAAATATTTTCTATTCTTATGATATATCGTCTCAATACTCCTATTCCAACTTCAATTAAGTTTATTACATATTCATACTCACTTGCTTTGTCCGGCCTTTCCCTTTCAATCTTCATTGTCAATTCCTTACCTTGGTATTTGTATTTGAATGAGAATGGGTCTTCATGCCTTATAATCATTTCATATGCCGATTTGGTTTCCTTCATCCGCCATACCTTCCATGATTCGGTAAAAGAATGTGTTATAATACGTTCCCCTTTTAATTTATGATAGTTTTGTATTGTTAGCATAAGGTTTATATTATATTTGCCATAAAATGTGTCATAGTAAGTAGAAACTTTTGACAATCCATTACATCCTTTCTTTGTACCCACATTTGTTGTCCCTCATACGTCATACAATAGTAATCCCTATGTGGATGGTGCCGTTGTGGTGGGTGTATACGGCTTAGAGTGACCTTATTTAGTGGGTATCCGTTATCAATCCAAAATACATATGCCCAATTCGTTGTCTCTACCGATATGGTTGCTTTCGTATATAATCTTATCCTATCTATATTATGTATTGTCAACATTTATATTGTATTTAATATTTTCTCAATTTTATCCCTAAATTTATCCGGTGTACTTAAACTTTCTTTTGTATAGTGATACATCTGGCCGTCAACTTCAATTCCATAAAAACTACAATCCTTATTTTCAAGAGGATTAAAAACTATCGTTGCCGTTTTATGTAAGGTTATATTTTTTCTTACCAAATGTGGTGGTGCGACCTCTCTTATTGAGAAATGTGTAACCTCACTTGTAGTATTATCCCAACCTTTGAAATACCATCCTTTGCCTTTTACATTTAATGAATACCCATTTATTTTATGGATGTTTTTAAGTATTAGCATCTTCGTCTTTTTTTATATTTGCAATTATACAATTCATATAATAGATTAGCCCTACGGGTGATATATCAATAGGGCGTATTAGGACCTCATATAATTTACCATTACGATTTGTTTTCATTCTATACATGCCCATTACTTCATCCTTATTCCTATCAAATGTAACGTACCATTGTGTTGATTTGTAATGGCCTACATTAGTTAGTACAAATTGATATTCGGTAGGGGCTTCAATTGCTTCATACACTTCCCACTTATCCGTTATTTGTTTGCCGTTAATTTTTTCTATGTTTCTTATCTTTAGCATATTATTTCATTATCATTATCATTTCAACCGCTCTTATAAAAGTTTGTTTATTACTTATTTGTTCTACCTTTAATAACATACTATTAATAGGAGTAGCTTCATTCCATATTATATAACCCTTATCCGTTTTAAATCTATTCAATACAATTTTAATATCACTATACGTTTTATTTATATGTCTCAAATGAATATGATATTGTTCGTTACCCTCTTGATTCCAACTCCATGTGTTAAGTACATAATAAACTCCCGTACCACCATCAATTCTTTGATTGATTAGTGTAAACATATTTTCTATTGTAAGCATTGTATATATAGTTTTTACTATCAAAAAATTTAGGTAACGACACTTTTTCCCCCAACCCCCGCCCGCGTTATTTACTGAAATTATTTAATTGTCCGCCTAACATTCCCGGAAACATTTTAAAAGATAATAAACCTTTTGTTAGTGTTACATAATCACTGCTTTGGTCATTATACATTCGCCATTCGTTTAATGTACTACTAAATTCGTTGTATCTTAATAGTTTAAAGTTTACATACTTTGGATGCTTTACACCAAATGTAGTACCATAATCAAATCTTACTTTAATACTATAATCATGCTTTCGTTCCTCTATACTCATTACTACCCAATGTGCGTGTGGTGTATGTATTTTATTTCCTTCTATCTTTTGTATGTTATCTATTGTTAGCATATCATTTTTGTTTTAACCTAATGCAACTAATCTTAACTTATCTAAAAACTTATCTATATTACGAATATCTAATAGGTTTATATAAAGTACGTGTCCAGTACTACTATGTAATTTATAATCATAGTTACCATCACGTCCCACCTCATCCCTATCTAATGTGACCGTTATTGCCCATTTTCTATTAGTTAATTCAAATATGTATTTATGGTTTTTTGTAGTGAACATTGGTACATCCATATCAAATTTTTCCTCAACCCTTTCTACATAAAAGTTTTTCTTACCCAATGTTTTATGTTGTATCTTATTTATGTTTTGTATTCGTAGCATTACTTATCTTTTTAAGAACCATTTACCAAATTTGAATATCATTTTGAAAATACCAATTATTAACAGCATAGGTATTATCACAGGCCAAAATATAGAGAATGCAGTAAATGCTTGTTCGTTACTTTCCCAATCATCATACCATCCACCCTCACTTGCATATTTATCATAATCAAATCCAATTTTCACTCCAAAGTATTTGAAAAATGTTAGTGTTAAGAAAAATCCTATTATGTATATTGTTATTATTGTTATCATATTATTTCTTAGATTTTGATGCTTTAATCAATTTTGATGCTTTAATCAATAGTATTGTTATCCATACTACTGCCGTCAATACACATGCTATTTCTACTATCAATGATATCGTTGCTATTGTTTTCATTTTATGAATTTTAATATTGCTAAATCTTTTTGTTTTGCTTCTACCATTATGTCCACTATGTTACCATACGTTTCAGGTATCCTTTCAACAAAATCACTATGTGCCTGTGGCTTACTACCCATCTTACTTTCAGAATAGTGAACTGCCGGCGTTATACCTTTCGGCCATGTACTCATAGCTAATTCTAATGCATCTTGCTCACTTAAATTTCCGGTATTGAATGTATGATGATGGTAATCAAATACAATAGGTATCTTTATTGCATTGTGAATATACATTAAGTCTTTAACTGAATACATACTCGCCTTATCGTCATTCTCAATTGTTAATCTACTCTTTACTGAATCAGATAGTAGTTTAAAATTATCTATGAACCTATCCATCGCACTTTGCTTATCCCCATACACTCCGTTACAATGTATATTAATTTTATTGTAAGGTGTTTTACTTAATCCTAATGCATCCATTAATCTACCATGTACTTCTAAATCATTTATTGTATTTTGTACTACCGCTTCTTTAGGCGATACTAATACATTGAACGGACCTGGATGAAATGATAATCTTTGTCCATACTTTGTTGCTTTATCACCACATCTTTTTAGTATGATTGCAATTTCATTCCAATCTTTTAATTGTTCAAATTGATATTCAGTAGCCCATGGCACCATATCGGAACTCATACGATACATTTTAATACCATTCTGCTCATTCCATTCTATAATCCGTTCTAAGTCCGCTACATTTTGTATAACACAATCCGATACATAATCCAGTCCCTTTTCTAAAAAAGTTCTCTTAATCATTGTTCGGTTTGTAGTGACCTTTTTACCCAAACTCATATTAATACATGCATATCCTAAATTCATACTTTCTTTGTTTTTCGTTTGAGTAATTCAGTTTCTATTTTAGATATTCTACCTTCCATAGAATGTATTTTAAATCTATGTATGAAATTACCTAATATTGTTTTAGGTATTCTAGCTTGCTCTGCAATCAATGATGCTTTCATTGCTCTTAGAATTTTTCTTAGTGCCATACTATGAATTAGTTTATACTTAAAGATACGAAATATATATGAAACTATCAAAAAAAAATTAGGTTAAACGACCTTCGCTCAACCCCCGCCCCTTCCCCGCTACAATTGTTTTAGGTAATTGTTACGATACAATTCTTTAAAGTATTGCTCAACACAATATATAAATGCATTTGCATTATCCATATCCTTTGGATGTATTGCATATGAAGGCATTAATGTATTCAAATCTAATTCTAAATGTAGTGAGTAATAAGGTTGTCCATCTTGATTATATTCTCTTTGTTTATCTAATATTAATCTACAACGATGGTTATATTCATATGAGTATAACTGAATTTCATAGTAATACGGGATTGATTTACTTTTATCTAATGTCTCACATACATTTTTAATCACATAATCAGTACCGGTTAAATGCACATCCAATATTCTTTTTACATTTCTTATTTCTAGCATATTATTTTGTTTTATCATTCGGTCATCAAACACACTCATATCACATACATCGCACCAGTCAGTATCATCATAGTTAATTGGATTGTTGCATCTAATACAATCATGTACATTCATATCCATTTCATTTTTGATATATCTTGAATAATTGCATTCATATCAGTTGCTACCCAATTCCAATTCTTTATTAATACCTTATCTATATAACGAGTTTCTGTTGTCCTATAAACGTAACTATTAATTATACCCCACATACCATACTTACCCTCAGGATTAGCTTCTCTTGCTAAATAGATAGAACACAATGGTATGCAATCCTTATCCCTTATTCTAAATTCATATACCAATTTTTTTTCCTCTACATCATATATGGTGCAACGTTCAAACAGGAAAAAATCACTTTCTGTCATTGGGTTACCTATATAATTCTTTATTGTTAGCATACTATTTAATTATAAGTTCGGTAATTCGTTTTATCATTTTCCGCTTTGTATCGATTTTATTCTTTGCTAATAAACTTCGTTGAACATTACCCACACTATCCCAATACCATAATTCATATAATGCGGTTTCACCTCTACCAATTGGATTTCGTTCTAAGCTCATTTCAAATCCAATGTTATGATTATTAGCTACAACTATTCTATATTGTGTATCGGTTTCCTCAATACTATGAATAAACACAGTCGTGTCTCTAATCTTTGTATTTACAATTTCAATATAATTCTTAATTGTTAGCATATCAATCCGTTTATACACCTAACTACATATCGCATATTTTTTAGTTGGTCTTTTGTTATTGCCATATACTCCGTACCATATGTTAGTATGAACAATCCAATAGGTGTAGGTTTGCGGCTTATAGTACAATATATAAAATAGTTATAACCACGATTATTTATACTGATATGATAATGATTGAGTGAACTTCTAATTTTATTTATAGACCAACCATTCCCTACATCTGATAATACAATGTTCTCACTATTTTTTATCGTTATCCGATTTTGTTTCAATGTTGGCTGCATTTAAAAGTTCAGTTAGTAATTTATTACCATTAACATCTTTTTTCTTACTAAGATTAGTATTAATTTCTGATAAAATTTCTACACCCTTTGTGCTATCATGTTCTTTGATACCCGCTAACTTTTGTAAATGTTCTACAACTTCCGGTTCAGGTGCATACACTTTTGGATTCAATAAACGTTTTTGTTCTTGCTTTGCACCTACTAACCAACCGATAATAAATGCCATAATTAATAATACTATCATAATTTATTTCTTTTTATGTTTTTCTTTTAATGTTGTTATAATCACATTACGAACTTCTGCTTCAAATTCCTTACTATGTTCTCTCGCATAATCCGTTTGTGTTTTTGGTTTACTACCAATTGAGCCCATTGTGTCATCATTTAGTGAACTAGTTTTATACGGGTAAACTGCTCCTGTAATTTCCATATCAAAATACCCACCATCTTTTTTAATTTGATTGGTTAATTGTTTTGTACCTTGTTTTATTCCTACCATAAATGCAACACACCATACAATAATCAATACAATTAGTGTTATTATAATTTCCATAACTTAGTTTTTTTCTTTTTTGGTTTAACAAATAAATTTATACCAATACCATGTTCATCACCCGATACTAAATCGTATGAACTATAAAGATATATTTTTTTATTCTTTTTATCAATGATTGCCCTATCAATATAAATCATTTGATATTGTTCATTCGTTTCCTTTTCAATTCTATTTTTCCAATGTTCTCTTTGCCATTCAACCAAATCTCTAAATTGATTGTAATGTATTGTGTCTCTATTTGGATACTGTGCATTTACTAAGCATACCCACAATAACGATACTAATAAAATTGCTATTACTTTTTTCATATTACTTTGTTTTACTTTTTTTGTTCTCACTTATTTTTTCATCTAATATTGTTATGCCAAATATAAGAATTGTCATTCCGCAAAATACAATCATTGAGTAATCCATATCATTTAGTTTTTATGTGCTATACCTTTTTTATTAAATAAGTCATCGTAGCTACCACTTTCGTTTTCAATAACTTCATCTTGTTCTAGTGAACCCATAACCCTTACTGCTTCTACAAATCCTTCGGTGAATATTAACTTTTCATTTTCATCGCTACCACTATAAAATTGTGCAGCAAATCCAGTTAATGTTTCTAAGTTTTCGATTTGTTCTTTTAACTTATCCACACGTACTTGCTTAGACCATTTACCCATATTGTTTACTGATTCATAGTATTTCCAATATTCTAATTCCTCTTTTAGTTTTTTTAATGCTTTTGTTTCCATTGTATTTTTATTAATGTTAAAAAGGATTTGATGGTGTATGTAATTTTAATTCATCAATTTGTCTTTGTAACTCTTTTATTGTATCTACTATTGAACCATGTGTATATGTTGTATTACCATTAGTGTAAACAATATTAGTTCCATTTGTAGTTATACCGGGTGAATGAACACCATGTGTTGGTGCTGATGTTAATTGTCTACTTAACATTTCATCAATTATTTCCTCATACCTTACTCTAAATAAAGCAATAGTTCTAATATCAACTAATTCTATTTTGTGTTTTATATTCAAGCCGTTGCCATCCAATAATTTAAGTATGTGTTCACCATACGCAGGTGTTATGCCCCCACACCCCAATAATAATTCTAAATGCCATTTTGGTTTTTGTGGTAAGTTTAAATTTAATACATCTGCATAATAACATTCACCTGTTGCATTATGTATTGGATTAACTATCGTATAACCTTTGTATGTAAACCCACTAGTCTTATCCCAATTCTTAATTTTCATAGGTTTCTTTAATTTACTTTTATTTGTTGGTACATCTTTGCCACCCCATACTCCTAATAAACAACTGATATGGTCATAATTAACTAAGTAATCATAATCCGTATTAGATGTATCATTGCCACATATACTACATACCCATTGATTCATTTCGTTTTGTTTTATACAAAGATACTAAATGAATTATCAATATTGTACTATTCACCACTATAACCGGATTATCATTTCGTATAATTCCGTATGACATCCATAATACGCAACCAATTGAGTTTAATATTCTCAATAGTTTCATATTTTTAGATGTCATTGATATTAATGTAATGATTGTAGCTACATATCCTAATAATTCTATTACTTTCATATACTTAAAGATACGAAAAAATACCCATTTTACCAAAGAAAAAAGGTACTTTTTATGTACCCCTTGCTCCTATTGACTTCTATGGTATGCCACATATTATAAAATATCGTAATGTGTATTGATATATTGGTATAAAAACTCAGCAAACTTTATGTTGCCGAAATAACCAGGATGTAAATCGTTTAATATATCAGCTCCTAATTCATCCTTTATGGTATATCCTTTTTTCATTATCCAATTATGAAAATCAGTATATCCTTCTATATTCAATTCATTTGATAATAGTGATTTATCCAAAACTCCTTTTAGTTTTTGTCCACCTTCAAAATATATAAATTTAATTTTATGGTATTTTAAAAATGTCAATAACATCTCTGCTTCTCTATTCATTTTAGCAACTTCAATATCATATTCAATAAAGTTATCTAAATATTTTTCTAATGCACCATCTTTATTTGCATTTTCAAAATCATTATGACATCCATCCATATAATATCCACGTGTTGCGTATATGTGGTCTCTTACCCCATTCTCATTAATCATATGATTTACTATTACCCAACTATTTAAATTTGTTGAATACATATCTAATCTATGAAAATATGCTGGTAATTCTAATAACAATAGTAACTTATCTTTTTTATCCCAATTTCGTTTTACAAAATCAAAAGCTTCTCTAACTGCTCTACCAGTTCCGCCACCACTCGCTGCTTTGTTTTCTACCTTACATCCCAACATATCTGCCAATCTACTAGCATATGTAACTTCTAATGTGTTATCCCACCATACATTATATTTTTCTTTATAAACATCACGTACTAATGTTACCTTATCATCTGCATATTTAATAGTTTCTAATCCGCCACCCGCACTATGTGAACATCCGGTTGCAAATACTATTTCTATGTTATGTTTATTTGTCATATGAATTTTTTACACCTTTCGATTGATTCGTTTTCTGCTCTTGCTTTTGCTCTATACATTATTCTAACAATAGCACCTAATTGTTCATCGGTTAAATCATCATCTAATATTATTTCTTTACGAATTAATAATGTTTCTTTAGCTTCCTCTGCCCATGCTATTATTTCTTTTGCGTAATGTTTTTCCATATTAATTAAACCATTTATCAAATTCAGTTGGCTCTGGTCTGTCTACTTTATTTGTGGGTGTTTTCTTTTTAGGTGTTTGTTTCTTTACAATAGTGGGATTTAATTCTGCTTTTAATTGAATTTTCTCTCTCATTGTTAAATCGGTCATTCTATGATATTGTTTTAAATCCAATGCCGAGTCAACTATGTAATATCCATCCTTATCTTGCTTCAACATTGCTTTCAGTTTTAATCATTTGTTTATGTATTCTCGCTGCTACTTCATACCATTCATTTGTTACACATACTTCTAACATATCGGGTAACATGCTTTCATCAAACTCTAATTCGTTTTGCTCATCAGTATTTTTTTCGTATAACTCAATAAGTTCATCCATCACACCTTCCATAAACTCACTATCCTTTAATGTGTTTATAAGTTGCTGCATAAATAACTTTCTTATCTCACCATCTCCTTTGTGCTTATCACGTCTGCTTTTCATATTAGTTATTGGTTGTATCGGTTAAAGGAACTATTGATTGTCTATTTGCATCACCATCACTTATAACTCTGATTGAATTGATTTCAGCTAAATCCGTTAAAGTGACCTTTTCTATATTAATACCCCACTCTTTAACTTTAGCACCAATTGTTTTTGTTAGTTCAACTTCAATATCAACCAGGTCTTCCCAATTCCTTTCCTCAATAATTTCTCTAATCATTGCACCGGTTGTATCTACTAATACATCAGTTGGGTGTGCTAACTTAGTTAAGAATAAATATGCATCTTCAATATCATATCTAACAATTGCTCTTACTACTATGTTTCTATAATCTAATGATGTGATTGATTGTGGATGTAAATGTATTGATTGTGTTACAACGGTTTGATGCCATATTGAATCTACAAATGGTATTTTCCAATGTAGACCTGGATCTTTTATATCATTAAACTTACCAAATCTTAACACCAATGCTTTTTCCCACATATCCACTACAAATACGGGCATTATTGAATGTCCAAATTGTTGTATTACTGCTATTAATTTATCAAACATATTCTTATTTTATATAAAGATACGATAAATTTATGAGAATACCAAATCCTATTGAGATTTTCTATTCTTAGCTTTTACATCAATAGTGCCTTTGGTATTAGTTTTACCAACTGAATTATTAGCTACTACCTTGTTCTGCTTCTTCTTGTCCGACTTCATTATGTTCTGCAATAGGATGTCCTTTTGACTCATTGATTTGCTCATATTCTAAATCTTGTATTGTTTCTAAAAATATATAATCGTTGGATGTTTTAGGTCTTACTATGTAATCTGCTCCATAATATTCTTTTGCCAATTCCAAATCGTTTATTCGTTCACCATTGATTGTTTTTTTAACGATATATAATTTATCATTAAACCGCATCAATTGTCTATTGAATTGAAACATATTATTTAGATTTTGTTTCTTTTGCTTTTTGCTCTGCTAAATAATCACCTAATACTTTACTACCTCTCTTAGTAGTCATTAATTCTTTTTGTGAAACTCTTATACCATTACGATATACTCTTAATTCTAGCTCCTCACCATTTTTTAACATAAAGAAATGATATTCAGGCTTAAAGAATTGCTTTATTTTTCTAAATATATTCATAGTTTAAATATACAATAAGTTATCCATTATACCAAACAAAAATAGGGGTATTTTTTAATTACCCCTATTATTTAATATAAAATATATAATATTATTCTGCTACTTCTTCTGTAATTTCCACAACTGGTCCAACACCTGTCTCATGTACATCTTCAGGTGCAATACCATTCACATCTTTATCCCAAACAAAACAATATCCAGGGTTTGCTACTGATGCTGCTGATGCTTTTACTTTATCATTTGGAGTGATAACTAAGTATCTGTCGGTTTCAAACTCATCCATACTTAACACATCTGCTGTGAATATAGTACCATCTTCATTTACTAATGTAACACCAACTTGTCCAGCTTGAAATAATGCTTCGTTTGCATCTGATAATTCTCTGAATCCAGCGTATTTAACTTCTCTTGTTATTAATTCTGACATTTTTTAATCTCCGTTTTCTTTTATATAAGTATTATGATTTATGTAATTAAGTATGTTTTTGGCTATAAATTTATGTCCAATTTCTCCAAAATGTGAATCTTTTACTATCTTAGTAGTTTCAAATTCAATAATTAAATCAGTATTCCAATCTATATGATTACTACATTCATATGCTGTTTCTACAATACCTCTATCACATTCAAATTTAATTAAATTAGGAAAATCTAATATAGTTGTATTTTCTTTTATACACTGCTCTATATTTGGATAACTCCATAAAAATACATTCTTAGTTATATTACTTTTAATGTAATTTAATAGTGATAATATCATTACAACTGAATTTATTGATATCCAATCTTCAAAATCTAAGTGTGCCATATAAAATTGGCGGTATTTATCATTATCATATTTTAAACCACCACCTGCTTGAAATGCAGTAGTTTCCCATTTTCCGTCATCATTTTTATATGGAACTTCGAATCTATGATAATGTGTTAATTGAAATAATATAACATCATTTTCTTTTATGTTCGGTAAATCTTTTAATAACTTTTTAAATTGTTGAGAATTACTATCACCACCTTCGGCTCTTAATATCCAATCCAATTTCAATTCATCTGCTATTATTTCAAAAAATGGTATTCCCTTTCTACCCAACCATTTGGTATATTCGGTTTCCATAAAATTAATGTCATCTTTTATTCTTGGTAATCCTGGATCTTCAAAATGTGAATAACCTAATAGATTGCCGGCACTATGTGAACATCCATATATGTATAACTTATCCATTTTCAAAATGTTTTATTATATAATCTGCCCAAAGTTTATGACCAGGTTCACCAAAGTGTCCATCTGGAATGGTATTGTTTGTTTCTTGTGCTAATGCCATTTTATTATCATACATAAAAGAACTAAATTTAGTGTATTTATCTGGCATTAAAAATATATTTGCATCATCTACTTCTATTAAATCGTTATCATGTGTCCATACACACACATTATCACATACTGAATTTAATAAATACTTTATTGCTTTAATTTCTCGAATTAATCTATCTTTGAATACTTTATTATTTCTATTTAGTATCACTCCTAATAATCCACTTTTGCTTAATCCATACATTTCAAATACATCATCCGGTGTTGTTGATATGCTACCTATATTAGTTGGTTGTAATACGTCATTTATTAGTATATCAAATCTTTCAAAGTAAGATATTCCAATTATAATATAATCATTTTTATTTATATCTTTTATATGTGCAAATACACTATCAAATATCATTTCATTTGATGCACCACCTCTAGCCGTATTAACTAATTCTAAATTGAAATGGTTAGACACATAATCAGGATAGATTAGAATTTCTTCTCCATCCTGTTTATTTAAATATTTTCTATATGAAAGTGTGGTCGGTGAATATGGGTTTTCTTTAGGTGAACGAATACACCCATCACCTGCGGTAAAAGAATCACCGAAACACCATAATTTATTTTGTGTAACCATTATTTAGTATTAATATACTACCATTCAATCAACTTAGCAATAGGCCATGCTGGATTTGAAATACTTACTAAATGTGCTTCTTCTACTAATCTTTCTTTTAATTCATCATCTTCGATGTCTAAAAAATTAACATGTTCGTATTTCACTAATTCGTCTTCAGCAATTGTTATTGTTGAAAATGTATTATCTTTATTTAATACAATAAGTCCAAATAATTTTGCTTCTACTAATTCTACATTTCCAGCGTGCTCTAAAAATGGTTCAAATGCTTCTAAATTTATCATTTTGTTTTGTTTTATATAAATATATGTTTTTATTATTACAATGTAACTACACCACGTTTTTGTACAACTTTTGTTGCACAATCATTTGCGTATTCAATACTAACTTCTATACTTTTTGTTTTTAAATAACTAATTACTAATGAAGCCATAAAGGTATCACCTGCACCACTCAAATCTCTAACCTCAATATCGTTGTTAACCGGATATGTAATACCATCATACATTGCACCTCGTTCACTCATTGTTATAATTAATCTTTCTCGCCACATTTCGTATTCCTGTCCTTTACAATTTTCCCACTCAACTTCATTTATCTTAATGAATGTATAATTACGCATTTCTGCTGATAATGGTTTCTTTGTATCTATAAAAGTTAATGGATGTGAATCACTAATCAATTTCAAATCTGATAATGATAGAAATCCTTTGTCATAATCACTTACAATAACTGCATCATAATCATTGAATGGAACTCTTTTAACATCAAATGAATTGCTAACCTTATCATTACTGTCAATTCTGATAATCATATGATTTGCTTTTTCCTCTACATATCTAGTCTTTGTAATTTGTTCTTTGTTAGTAACCAACTCAACTTTCTCAGCTCCCAACGATTTAAGATTAGCTACTACATTACCACTCATACCCATATTGGTAATTGTTCTACTCGGTTCAAATATTGGCACAGGTCCTTCGGGACATAATCTTTTACAATAACCATATACAAATACATCAGTACAACTATCACCGATAACTAAAACTTTCATAATAACGATTTCCTATAAGTATTAATATATTCAAAAAAATGATTAGCCATTCGTTGATGTCCTAACTCATTAAAATGTTTATCAATATTACCATTCGGTTCTATAATATGTTGTTCCTCTAATTGGTCTTGCCACTTTGTATAAAACGAATAGTTTGTAAATTCGTTTGTTGAATTGGGTGCCGGAATAAAGTTTATAATTTCTTTATATTTTTTAAAATCTGAATGGGTTTGTCCTTCCGCACTCCAATAGTAAATTGGTATTTTATTTTTAATGCACCAATCATTTACCTGTTTCTTAAACCATTTGTAATTAACATTTCGCATTTCTATTAAATTATCTGCAAATGTTCCATGATGTTTTATAAAGTATGCCTCCAAATCTATTAATTGTGCTTTTGTTGGATAAATATTATACCTATCAAAAAATGTAAATTCAAATACAACCTTATCACCTGGTTGAATTTCATCTCGCCTATCTATGAATTGCAATATAGATACCCAATTACATTGTCCAGGATGTGCACTATTTACTAATTCTAAATCTAATTTATCCGCTAATACATACGGCCAACTAATTCTTAATTTATCTTCATCCAGTGGGTCAACTAAATTCATTCCAGTTGAAAATGAACATCCAAATACCCAAAGTTTATTTTTCATTATCATTCCAATTTAAAAAATCTTCACCTTTGTAATCGGGATGATTTTCTTTCATATAGTCAATACCTCTTACCCAAAAAAATGAAACGATTGCAGCCATTATAAAGCTGCAACCGATTCCTATTACATAACTCATTATCATATATTATTCTTTTATTTCTATTGAACTCCAATCATTTGTTTCACTGTCCCATATCCAAATAGGATTAGCTAATACATAACGAATGTTTAATAACGATGCATTCAAACTTATCATACCTTCTAGCGGCACTTCGGTTTCCTCTTTAATCATTCCACCACATTCATGTATGTGTCCAAATACGTGGACCTTAGGGTGTATGTCGTTGATTCTATTGGCTAACATTTCACATCCAACATGGTAGTTGCCTCTTACACTTACATCAAATCTACCATATCTCGGTGTATGTGTCACTAACAAATCTACACTTCCGTCCGTTGGAACTTTTTGCCATACTTCATCTAACTCTGCGTTTCTTTGTTTCATAAATGCCCACATACCGAATACAGGAGACCATGGGCTACCATAGATACCTAATCCATCAATGTTTATAAAACTATCTTCTAAATAGGTAACTCCATAATTGTTTGCTAATAACCAATTACGCCTATCGGTTTGCTGTAACACAAAATCATGATTACCCGCTACTAATACTTTATGTTTTGCATTTTGTTTGCTAAACCAATTCATAAATAAATCGGTTTCTTCAAACTCACCATAACGAGTACAATCCCCACTATGCACAATAATATCTACATAGGGTAACTCACCATATAATTCAGTAATCTCAAGATGTCTACCATGAGTGTCACTTAAAAACATTATTTTCATAACCAATTAATTTATCTATTTCTAATATTGTATTTGTAGGATTAAAACTATCCATTATAAACTTATAATTCTTTTCTAATCTTTGTTGAACACTATCCGATTCATATATTGCCTTAACTTTATCAATTGATAATTCATTGATTCGTTTTAAAGCATCTACAAATAGTTCTATTCTTTGTGTTTCCGTTTTATTATCATCCCAACCAATTTCTAATCCAAATACATCTTCAAATGTTTCTATTCCATATTGTCTCAATGCTGAGTTAAATCCATTACATTGTAAAGATAAGAATATATTTTTACATAACCAAGATCTAATTGTTTTTTCTGTTAATCTTAAATCATCCCCACTATCACCACTGCTCTCAATAGTAAATGAAATATATGAATCTAATGAGTTTGTATTGATACTATCATACATATCATTTGTATCTGAACTTTGTATTTGTCCTAATGCTACCGCATCTTTGTTCTCATATATAAAAAACTCATTTACAAATTGATTTAAGTATTCGATATCAATTACTAAATCATCATTACCACTACGTCCCCCACCAGGTCTATTTCTATAATTAATAAAATCTTCTATTGTAGAGAGATTACCAAACGTATCTTTTTTTATTATATTACCAAAGGTATAATAACATTCGTTTAATTCAATACCTTTTTTTTTGAGCAATTCAAATATTTTAAGTCTTCGTAAATTTATAGACCTATTAAAGAAATTAAACTTCTTTGTTCTATTATTGTTTGGTATATATGCTACTTTTGAAAACAAGTTTGTAAATGGATAACATCTATTTTTAAATGATATATCATTTTCAATACTATACACATCTAAATGCGTTGTTAAGAAATATATAGTATGATTTGTATTTCTATTTTCTACAATTGCTTTACGCCTATGTTCATTACAATATTCATGTTTAATAAACAAAAATATATTTAATTTTAAATTTGGATTTACTGATTCATTTATCTTATCGATTGTATCTAATGTAATAAATAATACATCATTATCTTTAAGATTATCAATAAAACTAAAATCATTATATTGTAATTCTATAAGATTATACCCAATTGATTCAAAATATTTAAAGTCTAAACCATAAATAGAATCGTAATAAAATGTCATTTTATATTTTTAAATCTTTAATCGTATCAACTATATCTGCTTCATCTTTATATATTTCATATACCTTATCCAATGCGTCATTATAGGCCACTTCTGCTATTTTATGTGCATCATCTAATTTAATATACGAAAATGTATCACCATCTTTGTTTTTAAGCGAAAGGAAGCCAGTTGCTTTTAATTTGTTTTCCCATTTCATATGTACTACTTTTTTGAATAAGTATCATCCTTTGTAAGTTTCCGTAATAAATCTTGCTGACCCTTTGTAAAATTACCCTTCTCAGTAAGATGTTTATCTAACGATTCTAATAATTTAAGTTTGCGAGTAAAGTAATCTCTCGCTTGTTCTAATAGTAATCTATCGTATCTACTCATAGTTATTCAAATGTATTTGTTACTAAATTATATTTCCATCGGTGCACTTTACCATTTACAATTATACCATCTAAATAATAAACATTATCTTTCTGATATAAATTTAATTTAAACATCCATGCTTTTGAATTGGTTTGATAGGTTGTGATATTGGTTTCTTTGAACGTTTTATAGTTATCAGTTGTTTTATAAACATTTAATTGAAATCCATTATACCAATTAGTGCCACTATCAATTGTTCTATTTAATAGAATTTCCGTTGTACCATCATTATCAATATCCGCTGCTACAATATCCAATACTAATGCCCATCCATTTGAATTAGGTTCACAAATAATTGTATTGTTACTAAACTCATTATTGTTATTCCAAAATATAGTAGATTTAGAATATCTATTTGAATTTGGAAATCCCTCAAATCCAGTCATTATAATATCGGGTTGTGTATCTTTATTTACATCCAATATTTCAATTGTTATATAACCAGAAGTTCCATTATATTTCCAATCAGTTGCATTAAAACTACCATCACCACTACCATATAAAACTTTAATATAATTACCTGCGGTTACAACAATATCAATGTTTCCATCTTTATTTAGGTCACCACTTGCACCACCATGCCAAAACTTTTTGCCAATATCAGGTAATGTTCCTAATTTATATTTGCCTGTTTTTTTGTCACTCAATAACAATGTGTTTGTTTCACCTGGCCAATAATTATTATCTTCAAATCCATGATTGATTAAAAATAAATCCGGCAAGCTATCATTATTAAAATCACCTACAATTGTTTTACGGGTGTTTTGATTACCATTATACTCTAATGGAAGCATACTATTATCTTTTGTATAAGAGTTGCCATTATTAATAAACACATCCGGTTTTGTATTAAATTCACCATCTGAACTATATGGATAAAATATGTCTTCTCTACCATCGTTATTCATATCCACATATACAAATCCCAAATTATTAGTTCCATTATATCTACCTATATTTTTAATGCCAAATGTATTTCTAAGTGAATCAATACTAATAAATTTATTAGTATTTTTTAATTCATATGAGGTTTTGCCATAATATACAATTTTAGGTAATTCCGTTGGTATTATTGGTGTAACTACAATTGGTTTAACGATTATTGGTGCAGTTTTAGAACATCCAAATAAGGTCACTACGATTAATGCTAATATAATTTTTTTCATATTTTAATTTTTAACAAATAACTGAATACCTACTATTATAAATCCCAATGCTAAACACAATCCATTCTTTAAACTTAATGGCTCTTTGAATAGATAGTGTGACATCAATGTAAATATAATTACACCGATACCAAATCCTAACAAACGGGAAGGCCATATCTGCCCACCAAACCCAGCTATGAATGAGTTTACACTTTGTATGTAAACCCATCCTAGTGGTAATGATGCTAATATAACCAACCATTGATACTTCTCATACCAACCATATTTGTAACTACCTTGTAATTGTAAGAATGTACCAATCTGTCCTAAGATACCAAATAAGATACCTATGATTATTTTATTATAATTCATTTGTTATATATTTTCTTTTCAAAATACATTCGTAATAATCCACAACCTCATCTTTGCCATCTTTACTACGAACCCATTTTTGTCCAAATTCTTTTTTACATTGTTCTATTCTCTCTCTCTTTGATTTGGTTTTATCGGTATGATTTTTATAATATAACCAACTTGTCCAATAGTGGTCGTGGTAAGGACTATAAATTGTTATTGCTATTTGATAACCAAAGAATACAAATGATAAAACAGGATTCCATTCAAATCTATAATCCTTATCATTCCATTTTGTTTTCCAGCCCAACCCACAATAACTGAAGCCTACTTTAAGTGGTACTGCAAAGTTATAGTTTTTCTTTTCTTCAAATAACTCCTCAAAAGATTTTATCTTACGTGCATATTGAGGATTTAATGCATTGTATTTCTTTTGTGCTGCTATTTCCGATGTAACGGCTGCAGTTATCAGTTTATTATTTCCTTTAACCCATTTTCTAGGAAAGAAATAAGGAACACCTATTGCTATTTTACCGGCATAGAAACCAACTTTAAATGGTTTGAATGGTGCGTTTAATATTCCCAACCAACTGAAACGATTTATTAAGTATTTTAATTCAAATTTTAACTTATTCATATTACCTATTTAATTTTGTTATACATTCATCAATCTTATTTCTTAACTTACCTTTGAATTGCATTTCACCATTTACTTTTACGTGTCTCCATTGTGGGATATTCATAAACTTAAAGTGTAATGCTACATTCAAATCATCAATTGCTATCCAATTACTAATCTTATTATCTTTAACCCACTTTGCTATTTGTGCCGCTCGCATATAATCATTTGAACATCTACTCATCTTATACCACAGGTATTGATATGTTGTTGTATCAATTAAGTGTGAACGATGTATTCCGTAGTGTTGAAAGATTGCTCCCATCTGGTCAAATGAAAAATGATTTCTCCAATCTGAGCTTAATACTAATTTTGCATTTGTTTCATCTAATATAGTTTTCAATGCTTCACATTCCGGTATATCCCAAGCGTATGGTATTGTAAACGGCTTAACTATTCCTTCATCAATAGTAACAATTCCATCACCCCAACTTCCCCAAGATAAAGGTCCATCTACATCTATGAATATTATTTTTTGTCTCATAACTTATTTGTTTGTTATTATATCGTAATCGTACACTATTTCATTTAAGAATTTAATAAAACTAAATGGGTCAACCAATGTTTTAGAATCTATATCATATCTAATTGATTTACCACCATCTACTGCTAATCGTCCTTTAAATTTGTTTTTATCAAATTCATCTCTATCAAGTGTATATGAACAATCATTATCATAATTTTCATGTACAAAATTAAATCTATAAAAATCAGGTTCAGTTTGTATTTTCTTTATCTCAACCTGCATTGCATTGATTGGATATAACTTATCTATGTTTTTTATTGTTAGCATATTATCTTACTTTTATTGGTTTTCTATATTTTTCTATTAAATAAATTATATCCGATATCAGTATTGATTTATTTTCCACAATAGTATTGGAAATCTTAAAGTATTTTGTTGGACTATATCTTATACTATATTTACCCCCATCACGTTCTTTCATCAAGTCAATTCGGAAATATCTATTAATATCCGTATCTAAAACTGCAAATGAATATGAATTGGTAAAATCCTTAACTGAATGTATTTTATATTTGCCCAGTACTTCACCTATTACTTTATCTATATTGTGTATCTTTAGCATATTATTCGTATTCGTTTCTGTCAATATTAATTACATATGGAAAACGGGGTATACCATCAGGTGTTAAATTAAAATACTTAATCGTTGCTTGCTTACCGATTAGTTTCTTTTTACTCTTTAACATCTCAGCCGTTTCATCCCAAGTTCCTTTTACATTTGATTTGAAAGGTTTACCATCAATCGTTTCAAATACCATATAACCAGCAGTTCCAGTTCTATTACCTTCACCCTCTACGATATCTAAAATAGTATATTCATCATCAACAAACGATTTATGTTTTAATAAGTTCTTACTTCGTTTGTTTTCATACTTACCATTCGTTCTTAACATCTGACCTTCGTAACCTTTCTCTACATACCCACCATATAATTCCATAACTTCATCTTCATTATCAACTTTATATGTTTGTACTATTCTACAATACTTACCTACTTGTGAAAATGTTTCAAATAGTATTCCTAAATCATACATTCTTTTTACAAAGTTATTATCTGAACTAGGTAAATCGTATATGTGATACTCTATACTTTTTTCACTTTCAATTAAATCCTCTTTAGTTGGTTTTGTTTTTTTAACCAAAGATACAATCTTATTGAAATCATTAGCGAACTTATCGGCATATAACTCACCATCTAATATCAAATCAGGATTCATTACAAATACATGCCATAAGCTATACATGATATGTTGCGCTGAAAGAATAGGTTTACCATTTCTGCTAAACATACCATCTTTTGTCACTATACAACGAATACCATCTAACTTAGCTTGCGAATAAATTGGATATGTAACCTTATCTTTACTATCTTCCCATTTAGCGGCTAACATTGGTTCAAAGTATTGTGTTTTGTTTATGTGTTTGATATTCTCAAAGTAACCACTCTCTAACTTCTTTGTTCGTTTAGCTACCGCCTCTGCCATCGTTTGTTCTTTATCCGTAGTTTCATTTGCTCTACCAATATTCTTACCATAACAAATTGTCCACTCATTCGTAGTAATAGCACCGCCAACTTGTCCACTATGGGTTCGGTATTTATTACCTACTACTTCAATTGTCCATTCTTGCGTTGCACCGGTCTTTGTTTTTTTGTAAATAGTTTCTAATTTCATATTATAAATTTTTGTTATATTAGGAGTCATTCTCTCGACTCAATACATAAAGATACGACTTTATATTGGATTGGCAATGCCCTAAGTGAACTAATTTTGAAAGTTTTTATTGGGAATCAACGAGTTACGCCAATATAACCCTAACATATTAGGTATTTTTAATATATGATACCTATTATTTAAAATTATAGTTATCCAATTTTGCCAAACATTTAGTTATCATAACTGCCAAATCGGCTGCACTTCTAACATCTGAATTATCTATTTCGACTTCGGTAGCTGCTGCCCATCCCATAACATATAGTTTATAATTACCTTGTGGTTTTTTATCTCTGTCTAAATAAACTTCACAATCCGGTTTGCCCGCACCATCATCTTTAAATACAAATACATAAGAATCATAATTCATTCTTTGATTATGTAGATTATAAAATTCTTTTATGGTTCGGCTATTACACGTATAACCAACCATTTTTTCTATGTTTTTTATTGTTAGCATGTTATATTAATTCATCTATTAAAAATCGGATAAAGATATCTCTATCCCCTATACTCTCTATTGGTAGGTAGTGTCTATTACCTGTCTCTTGGCAATACATAAGATAATCACCATTGGATGTCTTAACCCTACCAATGCTAAAGTTAAACATATCAAAGGGTGAGCCATTATGTACTACTTTAATAAGATAGTTATCCTTCGACTTAGTCACATAGTGTATCTTCCAATGGCCAACGTATGTCCCCGTAAGAGAATCTATGTTTTTTATTGTAAGCATATTATAATTTTTCAAGTTTAGCAATTACATCCATTACATCTTCGGGTCTTAAATAACCAAGTACATCATTCGTAATCGGCGTATCGTAACATATTTCACCATCTTTGAAAATAGCTAATTCATACAATCCGATATCACCACCATACGAGTGCGGACTTTGTACTACTGATACTTCATATCCATTATCTAATTTAGTTCTACTTACAATACCAAAATCAGCACCCATAGGGTTTGTTTTAAATTCAATATCTTTAAATGTTTTCATAATTTGTTTTATTTAATCTATAAAGGTAGTTAATTTTTCTGATACTACCAAATCTATTTATATGCTTTAATAGGTTTAATTTTCATTTGCCAATTATTGTTACCCGCCATTTGGCATATCATATAACCAAACCAATCTTTGTTTTTAATACAATTCAAAGTCACTTCGGTTCTTAAATGAGATGCGTGTGTTTGATACATAACATAGTTACCACTATATTTTGCACTACTATCCCTTAATAAAGTAAATCCAATATAATCTTGTATTGTTCCATTTCCTTTTGTCAATGAAACTGTTATTGCATACTTTTCCGTACCTTCGTTTATATCCTCAATAGATAATGTATAACCATCACATTCAATATAATCACCTTTAAGTTCATTATAGTTTTTAATATTTAACATACACTATGGTTTAAGTAGTTTAATATGTTTACACGTTTGTGGTGTTTCTTTACTATATTGGTATGCAGGACAAGTACAACTCCAGTCACTCGTACCCAATACATTTTCTGTCACTTGATATAATAAATTAGGACCTGATTGACTTGCTACACTATGTATAATTTCGGTTAATGTCATATCAGTCATGCCCATTGTATCAGGTTGTACCACTTCTAAATTAACTTTATTTGCCACATCATACATACTATCGATAACAAATTCCTTAAATCGTTCTATTGTTAGAATTGAATCTTTTACGATAGGTATATTTTCATGTATATACCAACCATCCATACCATCACCGATTGCACATATTTTAACATTATATTGGTTTTTATCCCAATTCATTTCAAACAATACACAATTACTCCAACTTCCGTCGTGTACTTGTTGAACAAAGAATCCCTCTTTACATACATCAATTTCAATTTCAGTATTTCCAAATTTAATTTTTTCGTTATCTACTTTGTGAAAGTTTTCTGGCTTTTTCATATTTTATAAATTTTAATTTTTGTTAATTTAGTTTGTTTATCGTTTGCTCCAATTAATATATCAATTCGTTTCTTATATCGTTTGTTCATTACATCGTGAACTCTATATGTACCATCATATTTACCGGCACCAACAATTCTAATCTTTTGTCCAAACTTATATTTCTTTTTTAAATCTCTACTAACTGCAATAATTCTATGTTTCTTTGGATTAGTAATCTTAAATCCACTCGCAGTTATATTTGGTGTACTATCCGTTTCGGCTGCATTTGCTTTATATGTGGTTAGTGTCACTATTTCGGGAGTAATCGTTTCAATCATTGTGTTGATTCTTAATTCCTCTCGTTCCATTTCGTAAGGTAAACATACCATTGCGATTGCTAGTATTATATTGTAATTCATAACTTATAATAATTTAGGTGTCCATTCATCCGTTAGTAATTTAAGTTTGTCCATTAGACTATCCATATTGACAATATCTTCATGCTTTATCCAATAGGGATATCTTACACAATATGCTTCATTACTCCATTTTCCAATTGTATAATAACCATCCGATATAGCTGATGGGTTAAGTTCTACCGGCCTTCTATTTAATATAATGATATGTCTCATATTACCTCGCCATACATTAATTCTATATTCATCTCTCCTTTCATCAATATCCTCAATGTAGTTTTTATCATCCCATTCTTTACGGAATAGTTTTTCAAAGTTCTTAATTGTTAGTTTCATAATATTTTCTTTTATGTCTTTCTTCAAATTTATCTTCTACTAATTGTGCTGCTTTATTATATCCTTTATCTTTTAGTAATATGATTGCAAACATATCAGCCGCAACTTCATCACTTTCGTTTCTATCCTTTGTGTGTTTCAACATTATATGTGCTACTTCATGTGCTTCTACCCACCGCAATTCATCTTTGGTCAATTTCACTTCACCATCTATGAATACACAACCCGAACTTGTCTCAGCGAAACCAAAACCACATTGTTCAAATAATGGTTTCATCACTTCATATCGGTAGTCATCTTTGGTTAGTATTGCAACTGCAACATCACTTTTGAACTCACTAAAATATGTTTTTGTTTTCATTAACTTTTAATTAAATCGTTAAGCATACTTTGAATATTTACTACCGATGATATTCTTTCCTTATCATATCCTTTATGGAATAAAGGTAGATATGAACCATTCGGTCGTTTTTCAAATAACTGAACTTCAATGTGATTATTTACATTGTTTAATGTAATATCCATTCTCATTATTTCCGGTACTGCAAATGTTGTTGGTAACCAGTTGAAATGAACTCCATATTTTTTATATGTCCCATCATTTCCTAAATCGGTCACTTTGGTGCATACATATTGTTGTGTATTTGCGGAGAACATACCAATAGTAAATACCTTATCCATCAACATCATTGGTCCTCTTGCCATTTTTTGAATACTCATAACTTATTGTTTTTAATTTTATCTATATAATGTTACAAACTCACCGAACTCTCTATCAAATACTTCTATTAAATGGTCATAGTTACCCTTCATCATTTCTGCTTGAATAGCTTTACTATCTAATCCTAATTGTTTAGCTAATCTACTAGCCATACCAATCAATACAAACGCGTTACCATCAGGTCCCGTCAAATCGATTTCAATTCCTAACTTTTGTTCTTTACTTTTTATCATAACTTTTAATTTTATTTGTGTGTCTTTCCATTTCATGATGTTGTTTTATCCACTCTCTAAGAATGAATAGAACTTTTGTTATTATTGTTTTCATATTACCACCAACTTGTGTAATATACTGTCTTACCATTTGCTATTGCTTCCCTTGCTTTAGTAACAAATAACAAATCGTTTTCATTTTCTTCATCACCATTAGAACTCTCACCAAAAAAGAAACCGGATGTATCAGGCAAATTACCTTCTCTAATATCCGCTTCTAATGCATCTAAATCAAAAGTATCTAATACAACACAATCACCATTAAAACTATCCGATGTTCCACCCTTTGTATCATATATAGATTGCATCCATCCATGTAAGTTAGGATGTTTTCTCCAATAGTGAACTTCCTCTGGTTTAAAATTCTTAGTTTCAAAGTCTACATCCGTTTTCGGTTTTGCGTTAGTAGAAAACGCGTACATGTCTAATCCCATAATTTTACTTTTTATTTTTTATTGATACAATATGTTTACAATCTTTACCTCGTCCGAAACCATGTGCCGGACAACTACAACTCCAAAATCCTTCATCATTTACTACTTTGTATATGTTACCTTTACTACCCGCCACTTTAAACTCTTTAAGTTTAGTTTTTATTAGTTTAGGTTTTTTACCATACTCAATTTTATCCCACATCCTTTCTAATTCATTCCAACTATACCATCTATTTACTTCTATCCACCCGCTGCTTTTTTCACCACCGGTACATACAATCCATGTCTTACCGGATAAAGGTGATTCAAAACAAATAGGTGGTAATACTGATTTGATTCTCATAACTTATTTTTTAATATTGATAATCTGCAATCTTTTCAACTGCGGTGTCAATCGTGTCAATCAAACTATCAATGTAAACCATATCAAATGTTTTCTTAATTGAACTATCTGCATTAATTAAGTGTACTTCAAATGTATCACTCCAATCTAATGTAATTAATACCCATCCTTTGTGATGATGTCCACTAACTTTAAATAATAAACCTTTATTATCTAAACTACTCATTTCACACATTCCCCAACTCCATACAACAGGACCAACGGAACGAATATTGGTTAATAACTCTGATACATTAAACTCTCTTTTAAGTAAAGAGAATGAAACTGATTTGATTTTACTTGTCATAACTTATTTATTTTCTTTGAATACTCTTTGTTTATTATTATTGTTTCTATATCCGTATTAGTGGTCAATTGTGTAATATGTGAATAAGATAATTTGTTTATATTTACCCTATCACCTAACTTTGTCACTATGGTTATATCGTAGTATGTTTTCATTAGTCTAAATGATTTCTACCACCGGCACCCATTGTACCAAATGATGCCGTACTCATAAATGTTTCAATACCATGTCTCTTAAATGGTTTTTCTTTCTTAGGTTTGATACCCATCTTACGATTGTATCTTTGTGTGAATAACAATAACAAATCATAGAACCTATCTTTCCAAAACTCTATTGCTTTTGTTTCTACTTTATCGTACCTATCAACACGCTTTGCTCTACCATACTTAGTAACAATAGGCTCACCCCAAACAGGTGTATAACATTTCACTTTTGTTTCACCTTCCATATCCTTCTTTGTTAAGTATGTTAAGGCTTCATTACATAAGTCTAAGGCTTCTTTATGATAACCTGCTTTGCTCATCCATTTTGATTTCTCAATCGATTCTATTAAGTTCATATTAATTATTTTTAAAGTTTAAGTTAGAATATTTTTTCATATCGTATTGTCTCATTAAGTCACCCGCATTTAGTTTCAATGTTGGGTCCTCATATGATTGAGATATATTTAACTCCCGCATCCAATTCTGAAATTCTAAACTGCCCATTGTTTCTTCTCGTTGTTCTTCAATTTCTCTCATTTTAAGAAAGAATTTCATTTTAATTGTATCTAACATTTTATTTGTTTTTATTTTTAAAAATTGCTTCTGTAATTATTAAGTAATACCATCTCGGTAAGTAAAATAAACATTTAATGAATACATAAAGATTGTATTTTACATCATGTTCTAATGCTCTACCTTTCATTTGTTTTTTAATTGTATATAGTAACGGAAATAACGCTACAAAATATACTATCATAAATGTTCTCATATTAACATCCCCTCAATGCATACTTGCCGTTTAATTGTTTAGCTAAATACCAACCACGCTTTGCTGAATGTTTTGTTAATGATTGATGATGATGAATAAAACTGCCACCATTCAATATCGTTTTGTTACCCCTAATATCAACATCATAGTACGTTTTCAATTCAGTAAAACTTGCATCAAATCTATTATTCATAAACTGCCATATTTGTTTTGTAATCTGCCCATATGGTTGCTTAGAACGTGGATGAACTTTTGGTGTGTTTGTCACTACGGCTTTTTGTTTGTTTTGATAATATAAATTCATTATTGTTTGATACACATTACTACCTTTACCTTGTATCGTATTGTAATATCCATCTGCTAAACCCAATTTCATATTACCTAACATACGAGCAATAACTACATTATTATCATTCAACTTCATATTCTGTCTATGAATACCTTTTGAACTATTGTAGTTTGGATTCTTAGGATGCAAATAGATGTCAATGTATGTTGCTTTACGCCAAGGTACATCATTTTGTTTACCAACACTCCAATTTGTTACTACTGATTTTCGGTTATTATGTCTACCTTTCAATACTACCCAACCAAAGATTTGCTCTAATACTTTTTTAATTTCGATAACTTGCTCCTCACTTTTCATTGGGATAGTTGCGATAAAGGTTTTTGTTCTATTGATACTCATGTTGTTTGTTTTATTTTATATAAGAAGGTCCATACTCACCCCATTGTGCAGTTCCATCTATAATGTTACCACGTGCGTGTTTTGCTGGTGCTTTCCAAGTTGCCGGTTTCAATAAGTCACCTTTCTTAATTGGTGCACCTTTTAAATCACCATCAACTCTACTAATGAAACCCCAACAAGTAGTTCCAGTCCATAAACGGATATACTTATTACCAATTTCAACTACTAACTCCTTATATTGTCTAACCATATCAGCAGTAGTATAATACTTTAATCGTTTTGCATTCACTTCATCAATAAATGTGGCAACAATAGGATTGCCTTTAAGATACTCTATTGCTTTTGCATCGGTTGTTCTCATATTATCTATTTTGGTTTAAGGTAAATAATTTTTTATTGTTATATCTTTGTTCATCTTGTTTTATAGTATCTGCATAATTATTGAATGCACTATAATCTCTTTGTTTAGCATCTTCATCCGCATCTTCGTTTGATATTACTCTATACTCACCATTTACTATTCTATCATCTTCGGTAAAACCCGCACCATCATATTCAGGTTCAATTTCCTCATCAATAGCATTTTTAAGAATATCACGTTCTCTATCGTATTGTTCAGCATTAAACTTACTTACATACTCTAATGCTTCATCTAAGCTTTTACACTCATCATATAAAGCAGTTTGTATTTTATCTCTCAATACTTCGGATTTCTTTAATTCATTAGTAAAGTATTCTATACTACTAATATTTGTACCCAACTCTTTTAAGTGAGATTCATTTTGTTCTACTAACTTACTAGTTGCATAATACAACTGATTCAATTCCAATAATGTTAATTCTAAATTCATATGTTATAGTTTTTAATTTAATTAATTTATTTAAGCCGCTCTTAACCATTGTTGATAAATTACATCGTAGTCACATCCTTTATTAGATGCCAACTTCTCAAACAGGCGTTCTCTTATAATACTATCGTACACCCATAGGTAATCATATACATCACAATAGGTATTTAAGGTTTTCCATAGACCATCAAAGGTAGCCATTGGATTAATACCTTTACCCATGTCATCGGTTGGGTAATTCTTTAGATAAAATTCTCTAATACTCATATTTTATAGTTTTTATTTATTTTTACGAGCCCAATTCTTTTGAGCTTTTTTCTTTTTGTTTGGTACTACCTTTGGTTTATACCTACCATCAAACACACCCGCTTCTTTTTGGTCACTTCGTTTGATAGTTCGTTCATACGCCGTTTTCATTATCTATCTTTTAATCTTACAAACACTTCTTTGATTTTTGGTGTTTCTAATCTTTTCAAAAATTTCTCTAATTTTTTATCTAAGAATTTCTTTTGTTTCTTTGTCATACTATTTTACTTTTACTAATTTACTTTGAGCGGCTTTTGTTATCATTGGATTAACATCATACACACTAAACTTGCTATCCATAGGGATAATGAATTTGTTATGTGCAGTATCAATCTTAGTTCTAACAAACTTAAACTTCAATCCTACAATTACACCCGTCTCATCTAAGTGTCTCATATCGTATGCATCACCATCAATTACTTTATAACCCATAAATGATATTGGTAATTGTTTACCTTCAAATACCATAGCAACTCTACCTTTATTATTTTCTAATAACTCTAATGATTGTAACATATTGTAACCACTAAAAGAATAAGTCAAATCATAGTTAGAATACTTATCTAACAACTTAAAGCGATTAGCAACCTTAGTATAATCATAAAATGTCACTTCGTTGAATATATCGAAAATCACTTTACCATTGAATTTAAACAATGTTGGCTGAATATCGGATGTGCCATTTAATCTAACTGAAAATGTAAAACCTTTAGCAATTGCATCAGCTTTAGCTTTACTAATCTCAGCTACTAACCAACCCATAAAGAACTCTCTATGCTCAAAGAACAATTTAGTTTTTTTAATACGAGCTTTATTGATTGCGTTTTTCTTAACGTCAATTCTATTGTGTCCACTTTCAGTTAAACACGCTTCTCTACATTCAGCCGTTGAACCCGGACAAACATTGTAACCACTTTGTTCAGCAGGAGCAAGATACAATATATAAGTCATTTCATTGTACTTTAAACCTTTAGCAATTTTAGATGAACTTGCTACACTACCTAAATAAGATAAACCAGTTAACTTTTTAGCATTACCAATTGTTGTAAACTTCATTGTGTTATTCATATTATTATTTTTAAATTTTAGAAATTATTTACTATCGTTATGTTTAAATACTATTTCAAACTTTCTATCTTCAATAGAAAAACTATCTAAAACGATTTGTAATTGTTTAGAAAGATTATCTAATTTAGACTCATCCGTAAATTCAAACTCAATGTTGAACTGAAATGTTACATTACTCATATTATAAATTTTTGTTATATAAGGACTCATTCTCTCGACTCAATACATAAAGGTACGACTTTATATTGGACTTTGAACAGTCAAAGGTAACTATTTTTAGGTTTTTCAAAGATTTTTGACTGACTATCAATGAGTTACATATATGATTTTTTTATATATGGGTAAAAAGGTGTAGACATAGATAACCCATTGAGAATCAATAAGTTATAACTCTTTGATAATCAATGGGTTAGGAATTTGAGTTATTATATTACATTTTTATATAATATCAACCCTTATTTTATGTATTATTACCAGGAAATTTCCCAATCTTTAAACTCTGCCGCTAAACAATCTATTTTATAATCCATTCTGCCACCAACAACTTCCTGAATTTTATTTTTTGCTACATTTCTGATACCATTAATACCATGTGTTAATTCTAAATTGTTTCCCTCTTTAATTCCTTTACGATAGTTCGATTCATTCTGCCAAATATGTGCATTGATTTGTGATAATACTACAATTGCTCTAATCGTTTCGCCACTAATTGGCTTGTCACTATTATCTAAACACAATTGAATATCATGTACGATATCCGCAATTTCCTGTGCGTATTCTGCTTTGTGTTCAGGAATCTTTACTTCTTTTAATTGAGCTATACTCAATCTGTCAATTAACTCCGCTAATGTTGGGAGATATTTTCTTTCACTCATAGTTGTATGTTTTTTAAATAACGAATTAATGTATTTCTATTGTGTTCAAATTCTTCAAAGTTATCATAATAAATACTATGTAAATCGGAGTATGATAAACTAGCAAATTCATTTACCTTAGTATTAAATGCATCTAAATCATATCCCATATTATTACAATGATACAAAGGACATTCAAATGAAAATCCAAAGTATTTACTAAATTGTTCCAATGTATTTTCAGGTCCCCAAAAACTAAATGGATTCATAAACATTAATGGTTTATAAATCTTTTCTGAATAGTGTAGTATATTACTTCTATCTGCGTATGGATGTACGGGTGTACGTGAACTAAATCCTTCCGTTATAATTTCAAAGTAAGTATTATGAAAATGCGTTACGTTTGTATTTTGTGGTTGAAAGTAAACAGGATTTGCTATATGTTTAATATCATTTTCAAATACATAATTTGCATTGTTATCACCATCTAATTCTATTGGTAATACTTTATATGCATCTGATTTTAAAATATATTCCATATCCGAATTACTCACATCATACATTCTACTATCAAACTTGTCATTAGCCAATGTCCAATTAAAACTAACTAAACCATCATCTAAATTATTATTGTTGTATAATGATTCAAATATTTTGAACCTTTCAGTTCTCATATGATGATTAAGAAACAAATATTTCTTTAATCGTTTTTTAGTTCTTAATACATCCCATTGTATAAATTTGTTTGATTGTGTAAACCCATCTTTTGTAAAGTTGTCTGCTAATTGTAAGGCGTGTAATGGAAAAAATACATGCGATTTGAATTGACAATTGAGTATGTTTACCGTCAGTATTTTAAGATTAAACCCACTCAACTCTGCTTCTAATCGTTTATAGGTATTTACATCAATATAACTTTCAGTAGAAATAAAATCTAAATATACGTTTTCAATGTTTTGTTTTTTTATGAATAATCCAATACGTTCAATTTTAGGACGAGATGAATCTTCCATTATACTTAATACTAAACATTCTTTTGTAGGTTTTATATAACCACACGGTAAATGGTCATATTCTACAAACTCTTTATTCTCATATCTAAAATATTTATTCAACTGAAAACAATTTTATAGTATTAATCTTTTCTTTCTCTATTAGTTTAACTAAAACATGATAGTTGTACTCACAATTAAAATAAGTTTCATCAACCAGTTCTCTTAACGTTTCTATATCCATACTTGCTAATTCATCCAATATCTTTAAAAATTTAGCAAACCTTCTTTTATAAAATATAGCCTTTGCGTTATCCTCATGTCTAACTTCATCCATTATCTCATAAAATTCGGTAGTATCATCTAATATACTTGCATCATATAATTGTGGGAACAACTTAAATCCATATTCCTCTAATCCTTTATAGATACCCGCACTACCAAATATCAAAAATGGTTTCTTACATACGATAGGTCTAAATGCCTTCTCAGTTAGTGAACAAAAATCAACCGGGTCACTTAGCGTTTCTATTACTAAATCAATTAATGCGTTATTATTCTTTTCAAAGTTTACCCACTTACAATTGTAATAGTGTCCACCTTCTAATTCATTTTGAAATACTCTAACAGGAAATTGAAATGAATCATCTATATCATCCAATAGTTTTTTATTACCATCTCGTTCTCTCTCTGAATATGTGATATACTTTTTACCATCATCCCAATGTCTAAAAAAGAAAGTTGCTTCACACTTACTTAACATCCTATTATCTAATAAGTGTTTGTATAAGTGCATTCTTGCTTCTCTCGGTTGGTTGTTAGTAGTATAGAAATGTTTTTGTGCATTTGAACTATTAACTACAATATTTTCTGCTTCTATTTTCTCTATATTGTTTTCCAAAAAGTAAGGTAAACATCCTAAGTTATAGATTACATTTATATTTTCCCAATCATGCGACCAATTCTTTGATGCGATACTAATAAATACCTTATCAATTTGGTCACCGAAAAAACGATTAAGGTGAAATACCAATTCAGGTACAGGACCACCGACAGTAAGAAAGTCCATATCCTCACCATAGAATATGAACTTCTTTATAACACCAGTCCTAAGTTTGTCTAAAATTTCTTTTGATTTCTCTAATTGTAAGAAACCAGGTATTGCAGATGAAATTGATTCAGTATAGAACATACAATAAACTTCATCATCCTCTACAAATTTTATATCACCATACTTTTGTACGCTGAATATAAATTGTTTCATATGTCCTTGTCTAATATAATTGTTTTGACCTTCCTCTGAATAGAAGTCTAAATCAATAACACCCCAATTGGATTTATATTCTGTAAACTTAATTTTAATCTCTTGCATATGTCTTATAATAACTATATAAACTCATTAAATCTCCCCCACATTTTTCAACCGCTTCATCCCAAATATTTAAACCAAAGACGGTTTTAAAATCATGTTCTAATTTATAAAGTATCTTTTGTTCGTCTTTATGTGCTTCTAATTCTAACTTAATGGCTTTTAATCGTTTCATTCTACTTGCTTCTAATGCCGATTCAACACGATTCTTTTCATCAGTACCACCATAGTTGTCATATGTTTGTTGATATGCCTGTTTTGCGGTTGCTCGCATTTTATCAGCTTCACCAAACATGAACGAATAATCATAATCACCATTTTGTATCTTATCAAATAAAGGTGCTCTATCTGAAAGGGGTTTCTTTCTTTTACCTGTTGCCCACCATCTGAATTTGTTGTATGCCATAACTAACCATTTAATTGAATATTCATAACTTGTCTTCGTAAGTAGATTTCGTTTAATTTATGTGTAACCTCTGATACTATTCTTTCGTCCTTTATAACTTCTGCTACCGCACTTTCAACATCAGCGGTACAAAAACGAGTATCATAGTAGGCATTTATCCTATCCATTGTTTCCTCTACTTTAGCTTCCCAATATTGCTCGGTTAATTTTGATTCAGATGCAAATTGTTCATATAAATAATCTTCATCACCACTTTCATTAATTGGTGTGTTTGTTGGTAGTTGTTGTTTGCTCATAATATTCTTTTAATGTTTTTTCTATAAAGTGTATTCCCTCACTATCACCACTATATGCATCATATGAGGTGTAAAGACGGACAAACTTTTCAATTCCATATGTTTCTAATTCATATATAACGGAACTAAGGTTTGATATTTGACAATGATTAAATCCCATCTTTTAATCCTCTCTTTTTTATAAGTATATCCATAGATGCACTTTCGTTTTGTTTTATAATCGGTTTTAAACTATCATACAACCCATCCTTAAACACTTCATCCGTTCCCTTATCACTATTTGCTACTGCCGTAGAAATGTGTGCAAATCGTTTTAATTTGTACGGAGAGAGTGGTACAATATGTTGTTTGAGACTTAGGGCTTTAGCATCCAGGTACTCGAATAATTCCGAGTCGGTCATTTGTTTTAGTTCCTCGTCTGTCTTATTAAATTCCATACTCAAATATACTAATAAATAATGAATTAAAAAAATAAAGGGGAACATTTCTGCTCCCCGTTTGTATGTTTTAAACTACATTTTGTGTAGATATATTCATTAATGGATTTTCCAAATCTAAATTATCAATTGTGTTAGTACCACGTTTTGATTTAGATTTAATATGTCCTTTATGTTTAGTATTCCCAAATAATTCTGCTTTTCTCTTTGAAGCATTTCCAAATGATGGTAAAAACGATGTGTATGAAGGCATAGTAGTTGCATCAGTCCAATTAATGTCACTAAAGTAACCATCCTCTTGCTTATTTTCCATTTTAGAAATAAAAGCACTTTTCAAATTTTCATTAACTACATTAACAATTGTATCGTGTTTATCATGCCATCCGGTTACAAAACTATCTCCAATATGTTTGCGAAATGCTTTGTCTATATTATTCTTATCATATTGTGATTCCTTACATTTTGTTTCAATTGATTTGAAGCTTTTCAAAAAGTTAGAATCATCCATTTCTTCTTTAGAGGTAAAATATCTTCGACTAGATTGGTTTACCTTATCAAGTGTTTGTTTACCATCTTCTGTTTCCCAATAATATGTATTGATTGGATGCATTGGATTGTTATAATACTCACATATTGCAATAAAATCAGTAATAACGTTTTCTAAATTACTTAATTCTATCTTTGGTTTCCATATTCTACCAGACGAATCCATATATTGAAATACTTTAGTTATATAGTTATATAAAAATATAGATAAAATAAACATTGATGGTTTTGATATTATCGCAGTTAACGCTTCATTATTATTTTCGTTACTTCCAATTTTGTTAAAAACTTTAGCAACTTTTAATAAATCTGATTTCATACTCTTTAAATCCGATTCGCTTATTTCACAATCTTTGCTTAAGATAGATGATAACATTTGTTGTTCATTCTTAAATCCAAATCTTTGTAATTGCTTTATATCATAATAACATGTATCTGCTATAACTGATATGAGATATTCAAATCCACCATCTTTCTTTTGAAACTTACCTGTTCCAAATTTTACTGGATTTGCTTTACCATATAACATCTCCAATATCCCACCTACTGAACTATCAGTTGTTTCTGATGCAATATTATCTCTAACAAAAATTGTAAATGGATTCTTTGTTAACTTAAACTTATGTAGAAATTCTGACCAACTAGTGGATGAATTACTATACCATATAAATTTGGCTATATCTTCAAATGAATCTGCTTCAGTAATTTCAATTATATTGATAGGGCATTCACTTAAATATTTTAAATATATATTCGTTGTTTCTTCAACTGAAAGTCCTTTGAATTCTTTAATTTGTTTTGAAGGATTTGTTGAGGTACATTTTGTTTCTAAATCTTTTAAAGATTCAAATTTTATTTCCTTATCATTAACTATAAATGGTGCAAATTGAATTTCAGCATTTGTTTTTGGTAATTTACCAGTCAAATCACTTATATATTGTGTCATTCTATGTTGCCCATTAACTGAAAAATATTTATCTTTAAATCTCTTTTCAGAAAAATAGTTAATATCATCTTTCAAATAAGCAATAGATGTATCATATATTGCCTTTTGCGATAATTCTGCATTTAATTTTGAAATTTCTTTAGTAGCTAATTCACTTTTCAATACTTTGATAATTGTTTTCGCTGAAATATAATATACCGGCGATGATGTACCAAATCCATTGGTAGCCGCCGTAACCATATTTTTACGAACTGCTTTCTTTAGTTCTTTAATATATCTATTGATTCTAGTTGAATTAATAAATTTATCTTTATTTTCAAATATATATCTTAAATCACTACCCAATGCTTCAACTGCAATTCTTAATGATTTTTTGATTTCTATTTTCTTTTTTCCATTTGAAATGGTAAAAATTGTTTTTAACATACTTTTAAATTTTAGTGTTTATTAAATATACGAAATATAATTGGATTTACCAAATTATATATTTTGTTCTTTGTATAATTTCATATACTTGTCACTCATTTTTTTGTAGTTCATTCTGAAATTAGGGGGCATTGCTTCATAGATAGCTTTATTACTATATGGTGCGTTGCCTGGTCTACTCCATCTCTTTGAGTATCTCATCCAATTATAAAACTGAATATATGCATTTGCTTTCTTAATGTAATCGTTAAGGTCAATTGGTAGTTTCCATTTCTTAATTAACTTTACCGAGCGTTTCTCATTATCCAATTCTAAATCTCTACTCCATTCTATTGCGTTTTTAATGCTACGAATTTTCTTGCCACCCAACCAATCGTCTAAATGGGTCACTCCGGTCGAACCGGTTTTCCATATGTTAGTGCTCTTATCTTGCCATTGTGTTAAGTGTGCATATTCATGTGTTAATATACCTAACCAATCTTTACTTTTACCCGCTACTACTAATCTCATAGTTTCCTCACAAAAGTAACCACTACATCTTATATTACCACTCAATACTAAATATTTTACAGGTCGTATTTGGCATCTAATCCCCACTTCCTTACAATGTCCTTTCACATGATTAATGAAAGCTCTTACGTTTTTTGTTAATGCCATTTTGTTTTATTATTAATTTAAAAAATAAAGGAGGGTACAAATTGTACCCCCCTTAGTTATTTAGGTATAGTCGTTATGAGTATGTATAAAACTATACCCTCATAACATATTACCAAACAATAGTATCGTCATTCGCATCTTCCTCTTTCACTTCGTTGAATAACTTTTCACCTTCATTCTCATCTACTACGAATTTTTGTATAAGTTGCTTAATGTAAGTACGCTCACTATCCATACCACCATCTTGTGAATAGAACGGGAAGATTGCTACCTCAGCTGCTTCTAACAAACTGAAACCATCATACAACAAACCTGCCATCTCTACTGAAATACGAGTTGATACAGCAGTTGTCAATTTACCCGCCTCACCTTTGATTTGGTCTCTAGTGTGTGCCGCAATCTCTGCTACTGATTTCAAATTGTAATCATTCGTATCAGGATATAACATCTTTAACAATTCATATTCCTGCTCAGCATTCAATACATCTACCTCAATTGTCACGAATCTATCTAACAATGCTCTATCCATTACACGCGTTGCAGTATATTCAGAACCGATGTTTGCAGTTGCAATAAAGGTAACACCTTCTGCCACCTTAACAATTGGTGAATTTTCTTGCTCATCTAATCGTAAGTATCTTTGTGTTTGGTCTAACACTGTCATTAGGATATTAGCGGCTTCTGGATGAGCTCTACTTAATTCATCTAATAACACAACTGCGTAAGGTGTCTTAATAGCTTTAACGAATGCACTCTCACTAAAATAAGTACCACTTGCTTTGTTAAAGTGTGTGTTACCAATTAATGCCGCCCTCGGGTCTTGCGTCGCACCTAAGTTAAAGTAATGAAACGGTCTTTTCAATGCCGCAACTAATGCTTTAGCTGCCATTGTCTTACCACTACCCGCAGGTCCTGTCATCATAATATTTCGCGCTCGAACCGCTGAACGTAATAAATATTTCCACTTCAACTCGTTCATAATTAAGTTAGCAGGTTTTAACGCCATACCCTCTTTATGAATGAAATCGATAACATCTTTATGCTCCGTTGGATTTTCTACGATAGTTTCAGCGATATCCGTATTCATCGGCTTAACCAACATATCCGTATATTCTTGCATTTCTACCATACGATAGCTTTTAGCTCCGTTTTTGTTTACATGCGCACGAATTGCTTTATTTTGTGCTGATGCTTTTTTTCGTAAAGAACTACCTACTATTGTAGAATCTGAACTACTTAATACATCACCCGCAGTATTAACTAAGTTAAAACGGGATTTAAGATTTTCTACTTTGTACACTTCATTTGTGTAACCATACTCTTGTGTTGCTTTTTTACTCATAACTGAATTTTTAATGTTTATTGTTTAATTATTGTTTGATATATCATAAAGATACGAAATTCTGCCCACACTACCAAAACTATTTATAACCTATTGAATATCAACACATTATACACATCCATTTAGGGTAATGTATAACACATTGATAATCAATTAGTTAAGTTTTAGTGTGTTTTTACGCTTTTTTCATAAAAAGCTCATTCATTGTTTTAATGATAGGAACGATTTGTTTAACATCAATAAAACGGCTGTCACTTCCGTACATTGTTTTAAAGTTGTCAGATGAACTACTATATGAACTGCCACCAACAAAGTAACTCATAACTTGTATACCCATATCTTTGATTTGTCCTACCATTTTCTTAGTGTGTAACAAAGCGTTTCTACCACTATAAGAACATTGTTGATTTGAGAATGTTGGCTCACCATCACATATGTTTAAGAAATAAGAATCCATATCTTTGTTGCTCTCTACAAAATGTTTAAGTATCGCTTGATAACATAAACCTTCAGGTGTTGTACCATTGGCGTGTAATGCAGGAAACAATCTCTTAACTTTCTCAAACTTATCAAATCTACTATCATACGCAATACATATGTAAGGTTTATCACCCCACGTACCTCTGATAGAAACTTGTACATTTAAGTTACTTACCATTGATGCTGCTTTACAAATAGCAATTGTTACGGCTAATGTATCATCCCACACACTACCACTCATTGAACCACTACCATCAATAGTAACGTGCAACATTACTTTCTTAAACCTATCTACTTCTTTGGTACTGAATACATTTACATAATCATATCCTAATGCTGCTACCATTCTCTTATCAATTCTACCATTCTTTTGGCGTGGATTGATTGTTTCTCTTTCCTCACTACGAACTGCAATACGCTTACCTAAGATTGTACCCATTACGATACCTCTTTGTAAAGTATCAGCATTCCAGTTATTCCATTTATCATTCCAAAAACTAGCGAAAGGGAACGAACTATCTTGCATCAATCCTTCGGTCATTTTCTTAGATACGATACATTGAACCGGTTGAATATATCCACCATTCTCTAATTTAGTATCACCTACGGATTGCATTTCAGTTCCACTCTCAGCCATTTGGTCTAAGGTTTCATCCTCTTTCTTAGTTAATCCTTTCTTTTTGATATTGTTATTAACGAAGTCCTTTTGCTTTTGGATTTGTTTATCCAATTGTTTCTTAGCAGTATCACTCATTAAATCTTTACCATTACCAGTTTGTGAAGCACCACTCGTAGAGTCACCTTTCTCACCCATCACAGGTGCATCACCACCACTACCACCCATTTCATCGTTTTGTTTATCACCTGCCTCTGCTCCAGTTTCATTACCTGCTTCGTTTACATCTGCAGGGTCACCATTACCCTTACCTTTACCATCTTTACTTAAATCAACTAAGATATGTTGTAAGATAGTGTTGGTAATCTTTTCTGCTACCTCTAATGAATCGGTTGTATTTTTTAATCTACTAATATTCTTAAGGTCTAATGTTTCGTAGATTTCTTTCAAACCTTTCAATTTGTTAAGGTCAGTATTTTGATTTGTGATATTGATAATACGGAACATATACGATTGTAATGTTTCATCCGTATATTCATCACTTATCAATCCTTTGTCAATAGTCTTATCATAGAAATACTCATCATACAATGCTCTATAATAGTCTCTATAACCTGGACAAGTATTGTAGATATATTGGTCAATCCTTCTATCCTCTACAAAGTTTACCAATGATTTAACTACATCAAATAATTGTTCTTTGTTTCGATAATGTTGTGTACCATCAAAAGAAGGGTCATTTACATCTAAACCCGCTGCTTTTGCAAAGTTATTAAACATTTCGGTTGGTGCAGAATAAGCAGGCATTAATTCAAAGTCCGTAAGAACAATGTGTGATGCTTCGTGCAATGCCAAACCTACCGCGATATCAAACTTTTCAGGTTTAACCTCAGCTGATAATACTACCGATTTACCATCAGTATAAGAATCACCTTTACGCGAAAACTTTACAGGAATGTTTTTGTTTGTAAGAATGTTCACAAAGTTAGCAATTGCTCTCCTATGTGCATTCAACTTAATAAGGTCAGCAGTACTGCTTTCTACCTTATTGTACTCTTTTGGTTTCCAAGTATCACCACCCCAATATGTAGTAGGTGTGTCATAGGAACTCCATTCATCAGCCCAAAATGAACTCGCTGATTTTTTCTCTTTCTTTTTACTAGTGTACGAACCTTTAGTTAAATAATCTAAAGTACCCGTCTTAAAACTGTCATACCAACTCATACTCTTTAAGTTTATATGTGAATAAATATTGTTAGAAGATAGTAGGGGAATCGAACCCCTACCATGTTTCCAAAACTATCTTAGTTTATCTGCGAATTAAGCAGAAATCTTAGCTCTACTAGCTAATTGTTGTAATCTTTGAGAATAGTACAACGCTCTACTTGTGTAGTAAGTACGCTTTTGCTCACTACTTGTAGTGTTTGCATTTGTTAAAGCTTCTGTCAATTGATTCGTGATAAATTCGAACTTTGATTTTAAAGTAACCATTTTGTGTTTTCCAGTTTTTTATGTGGTGGCTCCACGTTTATTAAAAAAATCTTTAATTGCTTTTCATACCTTTACATACCCCATATCCTTGTCTTTGTGATAATCTATATAATCGTGCAGCATCTGCAGCAGGCATAATTTGTATTTCGTTACCCGTCTTATGATTTGCTATTGCAACCCCACCAACTTTTTCTACCGAACTACAATTGATACAATTTCGATATCCGTATTTTTCATATCTAAGTTGCGGCATATCGTTTTTACATTTAATACATTTAATCATTAATAACTTACCCATAATTATTATTGTTTGATGAAACATAAAGATACGATAAATATCTGAAACCGCCAAACATTTTGGAAAGTATTTTGTAAGGTACTGATATTCAGTTAGTTACACATTAGCGTTTATTCTAATATAGATAAGTCATTGATTATCAATTAGTTAGGTAAATTGGTGTATTTCGTTGTATCTATTCAATATAGACCTAATGTTTTCAGCACCTACCGGATTTGCTGAATGTATTAAATATGTAGGCATTGGTAAACCATTTTCACTACAATATTCAATTAACCATTTTGCACAATCATATCCCGTTTTTTCTTTGAAATCTGCTTTTAATGGGTCAGGTGGATTTTCTCTACCACCATTATCAAAATAGTAGTTTATATGTTCCTCACCTAAATCGTGGTCAAACGATACAATATTAGGGAGGCCATTAAGTGCGATTGTTCCTATAAATTCACCATAAGACCTAACTACTTTCCATTTTAAATCTTTATACCTACTATCACCACTTTTTTTAAAGGATGCTTTAGGTTCTCTAATATCATCTAAATATAAATTGTAACTCTCTTGCATATCACGTTTCCATTTAATCATTGGTTACCCCCATAAATAAAAAAGGGGATAATTTCTTATCCCCTTTATATAAATTACTTAGTAGTAATTGTAGAATCTACTTTTGTAGAATCCGTAACTACTGATGTTGAATCGGTTTGAACTGACGTTGAATCCGTTTTCACTTCTGTTGTTGTTGCTCCACCACATGCTGTTAAAGATGCGATAGCAACAATTGCTAACATTTTTTTCATTTGTTTTGTTTTTGTTATTGTTATTTAATGTTTATATGTCTAAGATACTTAATATATTCGAAACTACCAAATTATTTGGTTGTTTTCTTTTTTGCACTAGTTGTAGGTACTTTAGCCGTTGCTTTTTTAACTTTAGCCTCAACTTCAGCTACTTTAACTTCAGCTACTTTTTTAACGTTTTTAACTTTGTTCAAATCGCTTCTTAAATTAGTTGCGGTATCTGGTGCTACTTTAGCTACGTCTGATACAAATGAATCTACTTGTTTTTCTAATTCGGTTGCTTTTGCAAACAATCCTTTAATGAATGTAAATAATCCCATAATTTTTGTTTTGTTTAATTATAAATATATCTTAAAGATACGAAAGGTTTATTGATTTTCCAAATATTTTAACCCAAAAAATGCGTAATTATCGATAACTGATTGACGCTCACCCATTTGTATAGCTATTTCCTCACTAGAAACAATGGCATCAACGGGACATTCCGGTAAACAAGCACTACAATCTATACATTCTATTGGATTTATGTATAATTGTTTACCTTTCTTATCCTCATCACTCATTCCAATCGATTCTAATCCCATTCCTGTCGTATTTATCGGTCCATGTATACAATCCATAGGACAAACTTTTAAACACCCACCATCGATACAACTGATACAACTAGACGTAATTATAAAACTCATAATATATCACCTTTGTATATTCTATAACTATCTGAATCAAAATGTTCCGTACTTACTTCAAATACTTCACCATCTTCTAATGCTATCAATTGATGTGGTTGTCCTGGATATTGAGTAACTACATCTCCTACCTTTAAAGTAGTTTCTTCGGTAATCCCTCGTTCAGTATCTATCCATTTGTAAATAAAACTACCTTTGTTTACATACCAAGTTTCTTGTTTCAACATATGATAATGCATAGAGAACTTACATCCTTCTTTAAACACTAATACTTTTCCACAATATTTTTCATCATTGTAGATTATTAATTCATGTCCCCAACCTTTTGGTATTTTACAACACTCCGTTACCTTTGCCATTATATAATTGATTTATAACATTAGTAGAACTGAATCCTTCCATTTTAGGAAAATATACAATTTCACCAACATATTCACTTCCTATAATTTTTTTACCTTTGTATTCCTCACCTATAACCATTATTGCAGGTCTCATGGTTTTGATAAGTGTTTCTAATTGCTCATCTGAATCAAATGCTACAACTCTATCTACATATCTAATAGCCTCTAATAGTGTAATTCTACTTACTAAATTATTTATAGGTCTTTGTTCACCTTTTAATTCTTTAACTCGTTTATCACCATCAAGTCCTACGATTAGGAAATCGCCTAAGTCGGCTGCTTTCTTTAAGAGCTGAACATGTCCTAAATGGACTATATCAAATGTTCCGTTTACCCAAACTTTTATCATATTGTAATATTCCCAAAGCCTTCATCTCTTTTTACTGAGATTCCAATTGCTCTACTTACATCCGGTGTTAGTTTTTCACTATTATTAATTAAGTATCGTTCTTGTCTACCAATACCCATTAATAATTGATGATAACGAATACCAGCGGTTATCATTTGCATTTTAGTTATCAATTCTAAATCCCAAGGACGAGCCGTAGTTAATACAATGTGATGGCCGGCTTCATACCATTCATTCATTTTTTCACTAACACCCGGTAGTACAGTCACTACATTTGGGTCTAAATCTTCAAATCTAACTTGCTCTATTAAAGTACCATCTATATCAGAAAAGATGGTTTTATAATTATTATCAGTCTTCACCATATAATGAGAATGTTTTTATTGGTTCATCGTATTCTTTAACTTCAAACACACTAACTGTCCCATCTCTTGCATCTATAAAATATTGTGTATCACCATTAACTTGATAATACGCTTCTAATGCATCGGTAAGTGATGGATAAATTGTTGTTTTTCTATCTGCAAATACCCATCTATCTCCAGGTGCAATTCTTTTAAGAACTACTATCGGGTTTGTTTCAGTTGCCATAATTATTCAGCGTTTACTACTTCAATAATTTTACTTTCTTTAGCACCGGTTACTTCATAATCAACGTTAATCGCTGAATCTACGAATAATTTAACTACTCTAGCTTCTGCTTCGGTTACACTCATTGCATCTACTAAATAGTTTTCTTTTGTTTTCTTAATTTTAGATACACCTTTACCATTATCTACTTCGTGGTGCATCGTTACTTGTACTTCATAATACTTTGCCATAACTTTTATTTTTAGTTTGTTTATAAATTAAAGATACATTAAATTTCTGAATCTTCCAAATCTTCTTCTATATTTTCTTCTTCATCCTCATCACCCACTATACCCTGCTCCACATATTGACCATCTTTTGGTATTTTTCTTTTACCTATTAGTAGAAAGAAACAATTATAACATAGAAATCTTAGATTTTCTAATTTATGGTTCTGCCAATTACCATCAAAGAAATCTAATAATAGGGGTGCTTTACCATCCGTTACTCTTACTTCCTCAAACCCACAACAGCTACATTGTTCAGGAAACACATCATTTTTAATCAATCTCCTCTTTAGCTTATAGATAGGATAGTTCGGATGCATACCTTGTAGAATCTCACTTAAAGGGTATTTACCAACCGTCAGCTTTAATCTACGTTCAATAGGAACATTCGTAGGGTTATAATCAATTTCAAATATACCATACATCTTTGCATATTTTTTATATGTGTTGTATGATACACCCAATGTCCTTGCCGTATCTTTTGCCGAACGAGACCTACCTTGTGCTTCCGTAATTTCGGCTGCTAATAATTGTCTACTACCTAATCCTCTTTTTAATGTTCCCCTAGATGAGTTATCTACTTTTTTATATGTTTCATCTAAATTGGGAAAGAAACCTTCATTTTCCATAAACTTATTTAAACTTCAACCCAGTCAATTTTTCTATATCAACTAATTCAACTTTGTTATTATATATTCCATCGGGTTTAGATTGGTCATTCTCAAATAAGAAAGCCATCCATTCATTTGATTTTTTATAGTAAACCACTTTCCAACATTGTTTTGGAACTGATACTTTACCTATCTTTTTTATCTCTCCCACATTACCTGCCCATATATGAACCGAATCATCTTTCACTGCCCACTCTCTAGTCATTACTTCTAATGATTTCCAATCTCCTGCATTTAGTCTATGTGTTTGTGCCGACATATTACTCATATAGAACGATTCAATTTGAACACCTGCCGTTTGACATTGATTGGATGCTGCAGGACTCATATGTCCTCTATCATATCCACTACCTACATAGTCTGCTTTAATATCGGTTTCAAGTATTGCTTGTGGGTCTGGCTGAAATGCATCTCTTCTAGGTAATGGATTTGGACAACCAACTTTTGCTTTAGTTTCCCACCACTCTACCATTACTGGATATTTTTTTGACTTACTAAAATGTGATGTATAGTTTGTATGTTTCAAAATAACTACATCTTGTGCTCTACCACCTATTGCAAAAAATACACAAATCGTAACAAGTAATACTAATTTTTTCATACATATAAATATATACGAATATAAAAAACCCCCACTTTTAAGGTGAGGGTGTTTTATTAGTTTGAACTTTTAGTTTCTTCTACCGAAGCTTGTCTATAATCAGTTACTAATTTCTTTAAGTCACCGATTGCAGTTCTTGCATTCTTTTGAGATACTTTTGTTGTCTTGTTGTGTTCTTCTTCAAATTTTAGAAACAATGATTTGATTGCTTCAAAAATTTCTTCTTTTTTACTTGCCATAATTTTTGGTTTTGTTTATTAATTGTTTTTAATATCCCAATACACCTGTCTAACCTTAGCTCCTAATTCAGCATCGTTGGGTGTATCTAAAATTGTTCTACTATTTATTGTAATAAGATTTCTATCTTCACCTAAATAACATTCTCTACATAATTGTCCTGCTCCATCTACATAACCATATCTAAAATCTACATGTGTTGATTTTAATATTGTAGTTTCTTTACTACACATTATACAATCTTCGTATAATTTATGAACTGAATCATAACTGCCACCCATATCTGTTCCTACTGAATTTTGCGTTTCCATATTATTCTGTTTCATTTGTTAAAAAATCATTGAATTGTTTTGCTGCTTTTGGATTTACTTCCTCTAAATTTTGTAAACTTATTTCATATCTACCTAATGTATTATTGGAAATAAATGCCTCATCATGTAATGAATCAATTAAATTTGTTAATGAATCGATATATTTTGCTTTTTCAATATCACCACCTTCTAAAAAACCAGGTGATATTGTATTTAATTCATTCTTTAATTTTTCATTTTGTTCTCTATATCCATAGACGGTATATAGTAATGCTAATAATGTTCCTGCTGTCAATAATGGTCCAAAGAATTTTTTCATATTATTTCTGTTTACGTTTAAATAAATCTTTTAATTTTTTTGCGGGCATAATTATATTTTCATTTTGGTCTACTAATGGTGCTCTCCAAATTTCAAATGCCATCCATAATGCAGTTCCTATTATACCTATTGCGAAATATTCCATAATTATATTTTAAATTTCCAAAATTGATACCATTTCTTTTTTGGGGGCGGCGTGCATAAACTAAATGGATTATCCCCAAATGATACTGAATCTAAATACTTTGTCGATATCATATTTAAAAATACCTCATGGTACTTTTCAGGTATAGTATCAAAGTCTGCTTCAATCTTTATATCTAAACTAATAGCCCCATCATTTGGTGTAATTAACTTTAAGCTATTCTGTACACTTACTATACTAGCGGTCTTAATATTAATATTACTACCCCCACCTAAATAAATGTCCGTTTCTTTTTTACTCATAATTCTTAATTATACTTAAATATACTACTAAGTTTTGTTATTTCCAAAAAATACTTACTAAAATTATAGATACGGCTAACATACATTGTACCAATACTTTAAGTGTAAATGGTTGATGAAAGTGATATGGATATAATATCATCCCCACAAATACCCCAGTAACAAAGAATAAAAATCTATTACTCCACATACTACCGGCAAATCCAGCTACACCATATTCGGATGCTTTAATCCAAAGAAAAGTACATACAACTGCTAATAGATAAGGTATTGGTGATTTAATCCAATTTGGTGTTTTAAATTGCCAATACATAATATACCAATGTCCAAACCCACCTGCCATAAATAACAGGAATGATTGTAAAATTTTAATTAAATTCATTTATTTTCTTTTTATAAATATTGAAATACAATTACCCAATTCCGCATACAAATTAGTTATTTTACTTACTATAAAATCAGAATATTTAAACCCTAATATTTTATTATAATATTCAGTATCATTTCCTATTATTGGTTCTAATATTTTCCATTTTTTTTTAAAATCTGTTTTTAATAATTCTGCTATTTGATTTTTCGTATAATATTTTTCAAATAAATAATTATTTTTATTAAATATTACATCATGCATTCCCAACTCATTCTTAATCAAATCAGATAAACACTCTAATTTAATAAATGTTACTTTATTAAAAAATTCATAATTTGTTATAAGATTGGTATAAAGCGATTCAAATTTTGGATAATAATGAGAAAACATTCCATTTGTATTTTGTGTATTATTTTTAAAATGAATAGGTTTGGCTAAATCGTCTATCATTTTTTTTAGTATATCATATTTTAATATATCTTCTTTTTCTTTAACTCTTATATAAAAATTATTAATTTGTGTTTTCACTTGATTATCAGGATGTGTATCGGTAAGACCATTATGTTCAGTTAATACGGCAGATAAGAAATGCTGCATAGGTTCTCTGATTATCCAGTATATTTTATCTACCTTATTTATGATATCTGAATCTCTATAATCGTATGATATAAATTTAGAAGAATCTGATAAAAATCTACTACCACATTTATTAGATGTTATTATTAACGTATTTTCAAATATAAAAAATTTAGTACCCGCTGAATCAAATATTTCCATTATATCAACTAGCTTATTGTCTAAACTATTAGATGCCATACTTGTTGTTTATATTTTCAATAATTTGTTTAGCAATAAGTCTAGAACCTCTAATTGAATTATGCTCATCCACCTCTACTGAATTTGTATCTTTTGTGATTGTTGCTTTTTCATAATCTCTGTAATATTCTAACAACGATTTTATATCTGCTTTATCACTATGTGTAAATGTTATAGTATTTGGTAGTATTAATTTGTCAATTACATCTTTAATCTTATTTTCACCTACATATTTTAATGTAGTTTCATTTAATTGTTCTATCGGAAATTCATCTAATAAAATTAAATATTCACCACCATTTTGTTTAATATAGGATATAACGCCAATCAATGAATGTAAATCTTCTAAAAAAGCTATATCAGATGCAAAGAAGTTTGGTGCAAATTCATTAATTAATACTCTATGAATATACGGGTCCATACTATCGTAGTTATCAAAATTTGCCGTATAATTTACATATCGTTTTTGTAATTCAATATACATTTCACGTCTAACTCCAATCGGCCACTCTAATATGAATAAAGTATCTTTAACTAATTCATTATTATTTAGCATCCAATTCATTGTTTTACGAACTGCTCTTTGTAATGAACCACCATATATCGATTCATCTATTACATTGATACCATAATGTTCTTTTAATCTACCACCAATGTTAAATTTTTGCCTAACCCAATCGTAATTATTAAATGGTGTTTTTCCGTTATAATGTACAGGATGTGATGTATCTATATCGTTTGTTTCTTCAAAAAATTGGAATGTATTTGGATTAGAATGTCCCATGCCCCACATAAACGAACAACCATTGAGATATATTTGTTTAAATTTAAATGACATCGTTTTGTTTTAAGAAATTATACAACTTTTTAGCATATTTTTTATTATGCTCTGCTCCAGCGTGTTTTATATCTGCCGATTTATCTATGAAATTGTCATAATCACCATCAAATCTATTTTCTTCCTTAATTGTAGTATCATTTAAGAAACTACCATTCCATACCATAGGAACATTATTTAATTTACAAAAATATGTAATCAATAGATGATTTTTATACCAATTAATTAAATCATTTTCATCTTGTGTAATTTCTAAAAAACCAGCATGCTCTTTTTTGCCCAAATCATCCTCTAAAAAATATCCCCAAGGATTAACGTGAAATGGTTCTAAGTCACCAGTACCTGTATAATATTCTTTTCGAGATGGATATGTATACATTATATTAACTAATTGTGGTCTTGCTGTTTTAAAGTAAGTTTGTAAACATCTGAAAATATAGTCATTACTTCTACCACCAAATCCAAAATTCAAATCTACTGCACCCGGTATAAGTTTACATAATTGATGTGACCATGTTTCCTCATCGTTAACACCAACACCTTCGGTATGTGAATCACCAATACTCATAATTCTAAATCCATCTTTGTAAATAGAATCACCTCTATATCCTAATTCATTATAGGTATACCAGCAGTTGCCACTTTGGTCTGAACCACTTCCATTAAATTTTTGATTAACTCGTTCGTGTAGTCGCCATTTACAGGTAGCAACATCAAAACCATCTTTTGTCCAAAACTTTATTCCTTTCATATATAACTAATTTAATAAATAAAAACTATATTACCAAATTAAAGCTTAGCTAATTGTATTCTAAATTTAACGTTTGGATATTTTTTTTCTAATTGTTGTACTGCTGATATATTTTTTTGGGAATCATCTATAAAGAATATATCATCATATCCCTTTTTAATCATATCCTCAATGTACTTTGCTTTCTTTTGTGGGTCTGCATCACCTAATGCCATTACATAGATACTACCCATACCAATATCTTTTAAGTATTGTTTAACAGGTGCATATGCTGAACGAGCAGTTAATATAGTTACTCTACGTTCCCCTTCACTACTTACAAATCTTTTAAGTAATTTTGTATAACCCAGTATTTGTTCGGGTTCGTTTACATTGTTGAAATCTGAAAAATCAAATTGGTCACCTTGTTTTGGTGTATAAACTGCATATTCCCCAGGACTTAATTTAGATTTTTTTCCACCTCTATGTGTTACAAAAATAAATGATTTTGTTTTTACTAATGTATCATCGAAATCAAATATTCTTAATTTCTTATCTTCTGCCATTAAATCTCTTAATAACATTGATTCCTTTACATTCAACTTATCATCTTCAATATGTCCATCAACTGGCTCATATCCTCTATTTATTTTATCTTTCTTTTTATCATATGGTTCTTGTACACCAGGTTCATTTGGTTCACCATCATCAGAATCAACCGTGTGTTTTTCTGCCGGTGCTCCCATATGTTTAGTATAGGTAGATGTAGCGTGATGTTGATTAAAATCACGTTCTGCTTCGGTTTTTTCAGTATCGGAAAGACCTGTATTTAAATGCTTACCTGTATCTTCTAACAAATCTTTTAACTTTATCATAGTCCACACATTTTTGTAAATTCACCTCTATTATAAATAACATTCTCTTTATTGAATTTTTCAATCATAGAATGCAATACTTCTTCTCTATTTTTCATATCTCTAATCATATGCACAATTTCTGCAACACCCACTACCATATCTCTATCGTTTTCATGTCCATCTTCTTCATTTACTTTTTTATTATCATGTCCACACTTGTGACAAACATAGATATTTTTTCCACCGTCTATAATATCCCAAGACCACTTGCATTTGTCACAAATTATTTCTTTATTTGTTACAACTTCATTTAATAAATTTTTCAAAAGTATCATTTAGGATGTTTATTTAAATATCGTGTAAGTAATATATAAGATAACCAAAAACAACCTGAAATTGAGTAAAAGATAACGTCTGCTCCCCAATACGAACCTGTCAATTCCATCATTAGTTTGAATAGTGCATCGTAACCCAGTGGTAGAAAGAACATCGCTAACATTAGTGATGTATCTTTTAAAACAGTTATTCTCTTTTTTGTCTGTTTTTCCATTTTTTAGTATTATACTATCACCGTCCATTTAGGCCCTGATTTCGTTATTAATATTGAACTTATCCATTCAATTGTTTCTTGTCTGATTTAGTTGATGTTTTTGCTAATTTTTCATTTTCTTTTGTAAGAAATTCAACTTTAACCGATAGTGCTGCTACTTGTTTAGTTAAATCTAAAATCATCATTCGTAAATCATCTTTTTCTTTACCGGCTGCTTCTAATAATCCTTCTAATTTAGCAATTCTATCTTTACAATCGTGTCTAATAAAATCTTCATCTCTTTCTTTATGCATTGCTCTTTTTTCATAGAATCTCCATGCAGATGCTCCACCTAAAATTGAAATTGCGGTTATTAATACGGTATATGCGTTTTGGTCCATTGTTTTTGTGTATTTAAGGGGGTTAATACTATAATATAAATATTAAATAATTGAATGAAATGATGTATAATATCCAGGATCATTTAATATACTATTATATATATTATCCGCTACAATTTCATGTGCTTCAAAATTAGGATGCGAATCATCTATTCCTAAATCATCTACTACTCTTAATTTATTTATAGTTACAAAATCAAAGATATTAGAAAATGAAATACCATTATGTTGAATTTTTACAAATATATTCTCATCAAATTTATCCAAATTTTCTTTGTAATCATCTGAATATGATATTACTTTTAATATAACACCTTTACTTTTTAAAATTTTATGTAGTATATTAATCTTACTTATAAAATATGCACTTTGATTTTTTCTCCAACGTACCTCATCTAATGTAAATAATTCTAATTCTAATTCTAACTTAGTTATAAAATCATTTTTATCTACAACATCTATATTATCTATTAATTCTTTTTTTGATTTTACAAACCCATCATATGTTTCAAAATCTAATTTATAAATCTTATTTTCGTATATAAAAAAATCTCTTGTAACATTTGTAAGTTGTAATATAACTACCTTTGGTTTAAAAAAATTATGGTCAAACTTGTCATCACCCGGTAAGTATATAGAATTAGTTGATTTTTTTATAATCTCTAATCCTTCAAAAAAATTACTTGAACCTGAACTTGATACGATTTGATTAGGTAAATCTAATTTTTTAGCTAAAATACTAGAGTATGAGTGTTTATAATTAAAATATAACTCATCAGTTGTAATTGTATTAAAATCTAATGGTAATCCTAGTTGTTTTCTTTTATAAAAGTGTAATGCTAATCCATGTGTAAATGAAGTGCCCACTGCTAATATCTTATACATAACTTATTTTAAAGTTAATAAATACTTAGTTTGATTTAATTTACCTAATAGTTCATCTCTTAGATTAAGTAAATCGGTATCTACTTTTGCATCAAGTGAATCTGTTAATTTTGTACACATATCAATTGCACCATCTACTACACTAATAACATTTTCATCTGAAACATTTATGAATGTGTAACTTAATCCCGCTACCTCTATTCTACCATATTTACCCATTGCGATTTCAGTAAATTCATCTATGTTAGCTATAATAGCATCAAACAATCCATCTAATGCAATATGTTTAGAATAAATTTTAGTTTGCCAATGAAAGAACTTAACTTGTACTTGTAATTGAACAATATCTTGTATGTATTGTTGTAAATCTTTATTTTCCATTTGAATATTGTGTTTGATTTTCAGGTTTTGGAATATTATTTCCTAATTTTTTATCTTCCTGGTCATAATATCCTTTTGATGCTTGAACAATATAGTTTTCTGCATTTGTGATATGGTCTTGTATCCATCCTGGAATATCTTTCTCTTGGTCACCTAATCTACCCATTAAATCGTTTACTGCTTTACCAATACTCACCAATGATGCTTTTGCCATAGAAACTTCGTGGTCTTGTACACCATTACTTGCTACTACATCGCCACCTGGTTCTTGCATATCATCTTCGTTTAGTGTAGTTTCGTTTACGGATTCACCTAATCTATCAATCATTCCACTTACAACTCTGTTAGTTATTTTATGGTTATTATCATTAAAAGCTTTTAAAATCGCTTGATAAACACTATTACTACCTTTATAGTTGAACTTATCTATCTTTAGTTTTCTACCATTTTTTAATGTTACTAAAATATAGTCCGGTTTTACAAATTCATCCCAATCTTTGTAGAGGGGTGCCGCTTCGTTTACTATACTTTCACCGAACATACCTACGAAATCACCTTGATATCTATTACCTGGTCTTCCTGACATTGCGGTTGCAAAATCTTTTCTAATTTTTTCTTTCCCTTTAGATATATAGTTAAAAAGTTTTTTAGAATTTAAATTATAATCATCTATAAATTTTTGTACTATACTATCACGTGTACCTGTCAATCCAGCAATTTCTTTTGCTTCTCTACCCGTTCCTTCACCCATTCTTCTTTTAACTATTAACTCTTTTGCTTCTTTTCTAGGTTTGATTTCATTTTTATAGAATTCACTTAGTGTTGTATAAACAGTTTCATCAACATGCTTACCCATTCTCCATCCACCACCTTTCTTTTCATACATCTTAACTCTTTCTGTCATTCCTCTACCTTCACATACTCTACCGGTTGCTTTCCACAAAATATCATTTGTTGGAGTAGGTTTTGTATCTCTCATTGTACCCAATGGTCCTTCGTTTTTAGTTTTTTCACTTACACCCGGTATTACTGCTGATGGTAATGCATCTAAATCATTTGATGTTGGTTCTTCTGGTTTAGTTGTTACACTTCCTTCTTTAATATCATATGCCTTTGCATAATGTTCTAAATCTCTATTAATAGATACTAATGATGATTTATCATTTGGATTTGCTCTTTTCATTTTATTTATAATACCTTGAAAAAATTTCTTTCTTCCACCTTCTAGTTTATTTACTTTATTTTCAAAATCTTTAACTATTGCTTTAACTTTTTGTGGGTTTAATTTTCTACCATCATTCCAATTATTAAATGCATCTTTTGCATCTTTTGCTAATTGTGCAATTCCTAATGCTGATAAAACTGTCACACCGGTTGCACCTAATGTTAAAAGCCATGCTAATACATGTAATCCAATTATTTGAAATGAGTTTAATCCCGCATCACTACACGCTTGCATAAATTCTCTAAATACTTCTGGATTTATAGATTCATCAATGTGGTCAGGTAATCCTTTATGTTTTGTTGATGCGAAATCTTTAGCTGATTTATCACTCATATTATCGGCTGCTTTTTCTACTTCTTTACTTGCTGGTGTTTCACCTTTTTGTGCGGCGTGGACCATTCCCATAAATTTTTGTTGTGCTTTACTTACTGCTGGCATATTTGTTTTCCTCTAATATATAAATATAAGATTAATTTACTTTAATTAATTCATTTTGATATTCATTGTAGTTTTTTATATATAGATTAAATATATCTATTTTGAATTGCCCAATTTGTGTATTTTGTTTTAATACATATGGTACTTTCATTAAAAATTCTATGTTTTCGTTTGTTAGATGTTCTGCATTTATTGTCACAAAACTATCATTGGTAAGTTCATCATTAATATCTTTTAACTTACTAACACCCTCAACTTGACCCAAATTATTAGTGTATATAGTTGTAAAGTATGGTTCTAAAAATATAACTAAATCTTGTGGTGCATTATAAATGATTAACCCAATGTTATATTTTGGCATTGGAATTGGTTTGTGATTTATATCAAAATACCATATACACCCCCATTTTCTAATATATTTTTTTGTATCGGTATCTATTCTACTTTGATAATCATCTTGTACTTTTTGTAAATCACCACCTTCAAATTTATGCCCTCTTTGTGTAAAATGATAAACTAATGCATCTCTACTTTGTATAATATCAAATCCACCAATTACCATTCTATGAAAAATATCAACATCTTCGATTGTTTGAAAATTTGTATCGTGTCCACCTAATATATTAATGTACTCATCTTTCAATACAAACCAAGGTGCAAATATACCATTGTTAGTTGTATTTTTTTCTATCGTTTCATAGAACTCATCAAACTTAGATTGATTAAACTCATTTGGATATGTACCTGCATCTAATTGATATTTTTCCTTACCTGCTGGATGAATTGGTGGCTCTACACACATACCACATACGATTTTATTTGTTCCCACATACTTCAAAATATTCTCAAAGAAATTTTTGTGAACTATCATATCTGCGTGCAAAATCCCTATTACAGGTCTACTTGCTATTTGAAATCCATAATCGTATAAAACAGGATGTCCAAGTTTTTCACTATATATGTGGGTAATTGTATTTGTATGTTTTAATGATAATAACCATTCATTTGTTCCATCATTACACCCATCCCCATATAGTATAACTTCAATATCGTCAGAAATATCTCTAACTGATTTATATACTAATTTTAAATACTCTAAGTTATTATAACTTGGTATTACTACTGAAATGTCTTTTAATTCGTAACTCATTCGCCTACATCTTTTATGTGTCTACCCCACCCAGCATGCTTACAATATCCTTCTGTAAATGCCATAGCAAAGTATCCTAATGAATAATAATATTTACTTAATTCTAATTCTCTACCTATTGGTTTATACCCATCTTCTGGATAATCTTTCATTTTCTTTAGTGCAGGATTGAATGTAAATCCGTGCCAATGTCCATCAAATCCCCAACTTACTCTTTGTACTTTATTTCCCATTGGAGTTAAATATACATCAGGTAAAAGTGGATGCCCTATATCATTTGGGTCTCTTGTTTGAACACAAATAATCTTATCATCTAAATCTATAATTTCTAAACAAGCTTCTATAAATCCTTCTTTGTAAAATTCCCAATCTTCTTCCATATGAAAAACATACGGAGTAATTACATATCCATACATTTTATCAATAGTTGCAACCTGCCCTATGTTAGTAGGGTTATACCAAAAACTTACTGATGGGAATTTTTGTTTTAAATGGTCATTACATCCTACCACACCACTATCATCTATAACATGAAAGTAATCTAATTCAATTGGATATGTGTTATATTTGAAAAAACTATCTAAGGTTTTCTCTAATAAATCTGGTCTATTACAACTTGTACAAACTACACTTACTTCTTTCATAATCTTATTATTCTTTGTACCATCGGTTTGATATTAATTAATGATGGTTCAAAATATTCTTTAAATTCTTTAAAACTTTTAAAACTTTTAAATGTATTTTTTTTATCAACTATTTTTTTTAATTCATTATTTTTTTCAATAATGTAATTTGAATTATAATTTGGGTTATGTCTACTTTTAATTTGTATTTTTAATTCTTCTTCTTTCAAATTAATTATTCCAAATTTAATATTTTTATAATAATGTTTACACTCTAATATAAAGTTTGGTGGAAATATATTTGTTAAATAAATCTGATTATCTTTATTAACCAATTCTAACATAACATCTATTAATAATATTTCATTTTCATATTCACCATTTGGTAATGCTTTTATCACATCCCAATCCACTAAATCATAATCTTTTAATTTATTATTGTTTAGTGAACAAAATGTTGTTTTACCACTACATTCGGTTGTGAAAATTATCCAATTCATTATAACGTTTCGTAAAGAGCATTTTGTTTTTCTTGTCTTTCTATTTCTTTAATGTGTTTAATACAATATGTTTCATCTTGTGGAAATATTGTATAACTTTCAAATCCCTGTAATTGTTCATGTACTTTACCTGCCCAAAAAATAGATTGTTTGTTTTGATATAATCTACCTTGAACATCAGGAAAATTTACCCATCCTTTCTCATTTACATTCCATCTCCATTTTTGAATATGTGATTCTGTTAATCCATTCACTATATTAATTCTAGGAATAAAAAACATTTCAATAGTATCATTACCTTCTAATATATTTGATAATCCCTGTATTAATATTGGGTCTATTGTTTCGTCTGCATCTAATTGGAATATCCAGTCACCCGTACAATTTTGTGTAAGATGTTGTTTGTATGTTCCAAAATCTCCATTCAGAGGATATCCAATTGTTTTATCAATTTTTTTGTCAAATGTCAAATCATTAAGATATTCAAGTACTTCAACCGTCACTTTTTGATTATCATATTGAACAACAATTTCATCTACTTCTCTTTTGTTTTCTATTAGTAGTGGTAATAATGTTTGTATTTCTTTTATTTCATTTACAACCGTAATTGCATAACTTATTTTCATATTATATTATTTCTTGTTCATCTGTATTAAAATTTTTGAATCCTAATTTTGGTTTTAGTTTAGATACATCAAAATACAACTCTTTAATCATCTTTACATTTTTCTTTTTGTAAGTGCGATATACATCATATTTTTGCAAATCTCTATTATTTTTAACTGATTTTTTATAAAAGGTTCTACCACTTTTATCAATTAAGATTGCTTTCCTACCCGTGTCATATCCTAAATTTTCATTAAACGTTGCATCTTTATCTTCGATTTCTTTAATTAATTCACGAGTGTATGCTTGGTTTTGAATATCATCATATAATTTTAAAAATCTAGTTAATGGTAGTTCATTTAATTTTATACAATGTATCAATCCTTTTTGTGAATTTTTACCTAATACCAATAACAATGGGGTTGTTGCGGCACTATATGATTCACTTACTCCTGTATCTTCATATTTGTAACCATATAATCTATAAAATCCGCCATTCTTAACTTCATTAATAGAGGTTACTATTTCTTTATAAAAATATTTTCTATAATGATGTATCTGATTCATTTATCTTAGTAAGGGTTGGTAAATTCAATGGTATAAATTGTTTTATTGTTGGAACATATTGAGTTAAAATAGTGTCAAATGATTTAGTCATTTTTTGTAAACTAAAATTTTCGTTATTATACTTACCCAATTTTTTAGATTCAACTTTATATGTGTTGTAGTTCTTATAAATATCTTTTAACTTATTAATTGCATTAGAATAATTTACATAAAACCATTGACTACCATCTATAATAAATTGATTTTGTGCCGATTTATCTACGGGTTTTAATTCACCCTCTAATAATACTGCACCACTTTTTAAGAAATCTAAATGACCACTCCAATTAGATGCAATTACCGGCTTACCCGTCAAACTGAATTCTAATAGAGGTCTGCCGAATCCCTCACCATGTGTAAATGATACCATTGCTTTTACTTTTGGATGTTCATATAACCCATGCATTTCGGTTTCAGTTAAATCACCATGTAGTAAATAGATTGAAGGACACTTATCACCAAATTCATTTGTAAGTGTTTCTATTCTGCCCGCCATATCTTCTCTATCTCTTACACTAAACCCAGCGGATGATGTTTTTAATACCAATGCTGGTTTTTGTTTTTCATTACTAAAAGCGTGACAAAAACTTTTGATTGTCATTCCAATATCTTTTCTATCATGTCCTAATTGACCTTGTAACCAGTGCCCGGTAATTAAGAATGCAAACTCTTCTTTGATTGCATCTAATTCCGTAATATATGGAACTTCTGCCGCACCAAATGTTGCATCATTAAATCCTTCAAATAGAACTTCAATTGGTTTTGTAATTTTGAAATTATTAATAACTTGTTGTGTTTGATTATTTTTTTCTACATACGATGTTTTTATTAATACATCTTTAGAAAATTCAGATGGAACTATAATCAAATCCATTTTATTACAACCATGTATCCAATCAATAGGACAAACCGTTGTTTCTATACCTGCTGAAATACCGATATTATATGTTCCTTTTCTTTCAAATTCATTAGGAACTGTAATTTGAATAAACACATCGGGTGTTCTATCAATAGGTAATCCAATTCTATCTATGATTTGTTTATCACTATCATTTTTTGCATTTAGACCATTCATAGGAGTACTACCCCATCTCATTGATACAATTCTAATATCGTATTTATCTAAACTAATTAAACTTCTAACTAAATCTCTACTATGGTCTCCGTAACCACTTCGCGTTGCTACCGGTCCTTGAACTACTACTAAAGGTTTTTTAATTTCTGCCATAACTTATTTTATTTTGAATAATTCGTATTTTTTTCTAGGTTTCCAATTCGTAAATGCACCATCCATTCCATTGATTAAAGTTTGACACATATTTTGTACACTTAATCCACCAACTCCTAGTGCAAAATCTCTACCTAATATTCCTTTTTCTTTTCTTTGTTCTCTACTCATATCATACCAATGACGGATTGAATCTGCTACTTCAACATAATCAATATGGTCTTCAAATATATAAGGTGTAGGTACTGAACCTGTAAATGAACGAGATGTTGGCCAAACCGGTGTCACCCAATCTCCCCACTTTAATTTATCTTTCCATAATCTCCAATCATGTAGAGTACCCCACTTAACATAATCCGATGGTCTTGTATAATCCCAATTGCCATGCACATCTTCATTTTGGAATACAAATCCACATTGGTCTTGTATACCACCCGTTACATTTACTATAATTGGTGTTCCTGCCATAATAGATTCTGCAGTTGCTAATCCAAATCCTTCGTTAGATGCTATATTAATTGTAACATCTGCAATATTATAAAGATAGTTTAATTCAGTTTCATTCCATCTACCTGTATCAAATACTACATTGATTTCAGGTGCACAATCTGCAATAACTCTAGGTAAATCTGTACCATTATCATCCACCGGTTGGGTATGCATTAACAATACGGTCTTTTTAGCTTGCTCAGGTGAAAGTGTTGCTACAAATTCTTTGAATGCGTATATAACTTCAATCGGTTGTTTTCGTCTGATATTTCTATTACTCCAATACAATACGAAATCATATGTTTTATCCCCAAATATTTTCTTTTTGAAATCGGCAGGTACATCTGCTACTTTATAATCTTCCGGATTAATACCATGTGGTACATAACTCACTTGCCAATTTTCAGGTTGTTTCCATCTATCTTTTGAGGTTAAACTCCAAACTCTATTTGTAATACCAAATGTTTGTTTTGAAATAGTACCTATCCAATCACAACTTTCGTAGTAATCTCTATTGTACTTAGGGTCTGGTAAATCATCCCAAATGTGGTAAAAGAATATTGGTGTATGTTGTCTGATTTCATGTTCAATATCATATAACCATATCCAATATCTCGGGTCTGTAAAGTGTAGAATAGCATCAGGTTTTTCAATTTCTAATATTTGTCTTAACTTTTCTGCCGTTCCATACCCTGTTGATGGATAAATTTTTAGATATGCATCTTCAATTCCGGTTCTACCACGAACATCATCACATAAATCTAAAATTTTACCTTCTTCTGGATGTGTTACTGCTGCACCCAATTGAACCCAATCATAGTGTTGTAGTGAACCCATTACTAATTGTTTACTCATATTAGCAATACCACTACTCATTCTTAAATCATCTGCCAATAACAGGATTTTCTTTTTTGCCATAACTTATTTTATTTCATTAAAATTGTGAACCACTTACTTGTAACTCTGAATGTTTTGTTAAATTGTCTCTATATGAATTATCTGTCATATATAGGTTTAAACTTCTATTAACTAATTTTTGTAACGTAATCCCGTCAGTTATCGTATGAATCTTAAAGGATTTGTATAAATCAGTTAATATTTTTACAGATGTTAATTGTGTTTTGTCTGCCATAATATTTTCCTTTTGTTTTATATATGTATATATATATAACTATTTAAATAAAGAACACAATTTTCTCTCTTTAAATTCACACCATCTACAATTTTTATTTTTCTCACCGGGAACTGGCTCAAAATTTGCTTGTAAATTATAATTACCATCCTCTAAAAATACTGAATCTACAAACTGCATAAAATCCTTATATCCTTTTAATGTAGTATTAGTTCCATGCGCAGGTACAAATGCTGACATATGTGGAATTGGAAATTCGTAATCTTTGTTTATCTTTCTTTTGATGATATGATATTCTACTTTAATTTTTTCAATATCTATCTTATACTGAATAGATAGGAAATATTTGTAAAGTAATAATTGATTGATTTTGGTTTTATCCTTCTTCATATCTTTTGTCCAACCACCTCTACTTGTCTTAAAATCTATAATATAATATTCACCACTTTCTTTATGCTTCAAAAGTACATCGATGAATCCCATATAACTTACATTCTCTTTTACTTTTAAGTTAAGTGGTTTTTCTACTCCTACTAACTCCCATCCTTTCTTTGAGAACAATCTATCACCATGTTTCCTAAACCAATTTAAAATCTCAATACCATCCCCATAGAACTCCTCTAATTCTTCTTTGGTACAAACTACTTCACCATCACTAAACTTCTCTTGTTCCTTCTTAAAATTAGATTTAAGAGATTCTAATAACATTAGGTTTAGGTCTAATTGATTTGCTTGTTTTTTACTTACACCATAGAAAACCGTAAGGTAATGTTGTAAAACCTCGTGCATGGCCGTCCCAAATACCATATTGATATTTGATTTAGACTCACTTAGTTTATCTATGTATGCTAATTTGTATTGTTGTGGACAATTTGCCCACATTGTGTATTGTGAATAACTTACTCTTGCCATATACTCTAATATACGACTATTTACTTAATAAACCAAAAAATTAATAGAATATCAATTACATATTATAAAAAATTATAATACCATTCTAGAGCCTATCTGAAAATTACTCAAAAATGCGGAATATGCTTTAGTATTACCACTCATTTTATAGTTAAACGCAAATCCAAATCTCTTACTAATTTTATAATCAAATGCGGCGCCTAATAAAAATCCCATATGTCTATTTACCGTTGTTTCACCACTTACACTATTATAACTAATTGGTGAGAACATTGTAAATACTTGTGGTGATATAGTGAGTTTTTTTGAATACTGATAAGGTTTAGTCCAAAATACAATTGCCGATGTTGCCATATTGTATTCAAACCCACCCGTCTCATCGTTTTTAAGGAATAGATTGATTACACCCACATTATAACCATATGTTCCTTTTTTTGGTGTTGGTTTAATATAGGTATATCCTAATAAGTTCATATAGTTTCCGGCTAAATATGCAAATGCCGTTCCGTATGAGTGTATTGCATCTAATTGTCCATCTTTGGTTAATCCCATTTTTGTTATACCACCGGTCATTACAATAGAACTCAAATTACTATTTATCATCAATCCTGCACTATAACTTATATCACCTGCTAAAGATGATTTACTAAGTCCCATTGATATAGCTGCTAAATACTGACCTGCACTTGCTTCTGCAACAGTTACATCTGATGCTAATAATGTTGGGTTTGTTACTTCTTGTTTTTTCTTTTTCTCTTCCTCTTTTTTCTTTTCTTCTTCTTTCTTTTTCTCTTCCTCTTTTTTGGTTTCTTCTTTCTTTTCTTCCTCTTTTTTAGCTTCTTCTTTTTTCTCCTCAGTCTTTTTTTCTTCTGATTTCTTTTCTTCGGTTTTAGCTTCTTCTTTCTTTTCTTCGGTTTTAGTTTCCGTTTTCTTTTCTTCCGCTTTTTGTTCAGCAGGTTTTGCTTCTGCGGGTTTTGCTTCTGCGGGTTTTGCTTCCGTTGATGATGAACTACCACCCGATGAACTACTACCACTTGCTGGTGGTGGAGATGATGAACCACCACTTGCTGGCGGTGGTGTATTGGTAGGAGGTGGTGCTGATGCCGGTGGCGGCGGTGGAACATTTACGGGTGGCGGTGGTGGCGGTGCTATGTTTATTGGTGGTGGTGTTGCTGCATTTGCTGCCGCTGAACTCGCTGCTCCACTTGCGGCGGATGATGCGGCACCACTGGCCGCTCCACTCGCTGCATTTGCTGCGGCTTTTGCTGCGGCATCTGCGGCTGCTTTTGCGGCTGCATCTGCGGCTGCTTTTGCTGCGGCATCTGCGGCTGCTTTTGCGGCGGCATCTGCTGCGGCTCTCGCTGCGGCATCTGCGGCTGCTCTTGCGGCGGCTTCTTGTGCTAATCTTATGTTATCGTTTACCGGACAAGGTGTTGCAAATACACTATTTACCCATTGTTGAAATGAACCATTATTCATATCTGCTAATGTTACAATTTTAGATTTACCTCTAATAATTGCAACGGTTTGATTTTGTCCGAATGGAATTACGACAACATATACTTTGTTATCACATGGGTCAATGTAAGTTTGGGTAATAGTTTGCCCTTCTGCTTTAAATGCAGTTAAGGTAGTAACAATTAATAATAAAATAATTACTAACCATTTCTTCATTACTTATTGTTCAGTCCGATTGAAATTTGAGAATACCCTCTGATTGGGTCTGTGTCTATTTTTAATGTAACAAATTTGAAATCTCTTATTATACCAATTTTAAATGTAGTAAAGTTTGCATTTGATTTTGGAAATGAGATACCACCTAAGTCATCTTTACCTTGCCATCTGATAATTTCATGTCCAAATCCTATCATACCATGTATTCCTAATTTACCAATTCTTTTACCACCACCAACATAGAAAGTTGACTCTTTTTTCCAATCTTCTTTACTAAGTGGAAAGTCAACATTGTTAATTTGACCATATGGATAATAGCTGTTTTGGTCTATTGCATAAGTCATTACATAATCCACAATAAAATATCCTTTATTACCACCAATCAACCCCCAAAATGCAGTTTGTTTATTGTTAGTGTGTCCTATACCTGCTGAAAATAATACAGGTGTTGAAGCAATCGTATCTCTCCTACCATTTTCATATATTCTAACTACACTTCTTTGTCTCCACCCAAAATCATCATACCAAATATAAGGATATGGTTGGTAATATCCATATATTCCATATTGTAAACCATACGGATTGTATGTTGTAGGTCTATATCTTCTTACTAATGGTTGTCCTTCAAAATTATCACCTGGTCTAATTGGTGCAGTTTGTGTTCTCCAACTACTCACATTATTTTGTTGTGGTATGGATGGTTGAACTCTTGTTTGAGTTGATTGTGATGTTTGTGATGATGCTGGAACACTTCCACCAGTTTGTCTCCAAGTTGATACTTGTGCATTTAACATAATTGCACATATTAAGACTAACAATATTGTTAATCCACCAATCAATACTAGTTTTTTCATATTATCTCCTTTTTACATATTCTATCCAATTCCTCTGGTCTTAATGCGAATGTTTGTTCTTGATTTCCATTTTCTGAAATCATGTTAACTATCCATAATCCCAAACGTTTTTCTTCAATCTCTATTTTTTGCCCTTGTATAAATCCCATATCCATTAATCGTAATCTTAAACATGGTGTACATTTTTCACAGGGGTCATTTGCAGGTACATCTATGACATCGTAGGTTTTCACTACTTCAATTTTTGTAAGATAGCTAAGTTCTTTTTTATTTGTTCTGCTGTTTTAACTCCAGAACGTTTACTTCGCATTGCTCTTTTTTTCTTTGGTGCTGTTCCCATTTGTATAAATTTTATTTTGTGTAAATACCTTTTTTAATCATTCTACCCAATATTCTTGCACACGCAATATCCAATGCCTTTTTAGTTGCTATTGAAATTGTTGATTGATTGAATTTAACTTCATCAATCGTTGCATCTGAAAGAAAAGTTAATTCTCTTTTAGTTGTTGCTTCTCCTAATCCACTTGCTGCAAATATCTCACCTGTTTCTGCATCGGTAAAACGAACTTGTAAACCAATACGAGTAACCACCATATTTTTAACACCATTACTTAAATTTACTGTCTCATCTTCTGATACTGAATAATCATAACATTCTATCTCTACGAAATAATGTGCTAATCTAATTTTACCCCTACCATCGAGCTTATCTTGCGATATACCGCTCTGCGATGCTTGAAACTGCTTAACCATGCGATTTTTAATTTCAGTTTTATCTTCTGTAAATGTAAATCTATTAAGATTACTAAGATACTCCAATGTAATATTAGCCACACCGAGACCGACACGTTTTTCTTTAAGTTCCGGATATTGTTCGTACATTTCTTCACTTATACCACATTTTAAAATTTGAATTGGAATGGTAGGCCCGTCATAATCCATATATTGGCTTATGTCCACTTTGGTTTCAAAACTTGCTTTGTATTGTTCTGTTTTAGTTGAACCTATATTCTGACTACTTGCAACAAGACTTACCAAACAAAAACTTAATAAAACGAATAAACTTTTCATACATTCTTACTTTTTATATAAATATAGAATTTTATCATTATAAATAAAAAACCCCCACCGATTAAGTGGGGGTTATCATATTATTTTGTTATTAATTACCTTTTGTTGGAAATCTAGTCCAACCACTAATCCATATTGGTTTGGATAATATTTCCATTTCAGCTTTTGTATAAGATACTTGTTTGTTACCTTCTGATAAAGCTTTTGCCTTCATATCAGCTGCAGTAAATACAATTGATGTTGATTTGAAATTTAATAATGGGTCATACGCCTGAACCTCATTGTTTTGGAATTTACTTACACCATCTTTATATGCTTGTGCAGTTTCATTACTTTCCATTGAGAATCCCCCTTTTTGATATCCAACAATCTTTGAGTTAGTAATTGTGAATTGAGTTGCTCTCCTCCATCTTAAACCTAAATTATGGTTTGCTAATGAAGCCACATCAAATGGTCCAACTAAAATCATATTATCTAATTTAGGATGTGTAAATGGTTGTGCAGATGTACCTGTTCCATCATTATCACATTCTACACCATTTCCAGCATCACCAGCATCTACGAATTGTGGGTCTCTCTTTGAAACTGAATACGATACTGAACCTCTATATCCAAAATCAAAATCGTAATCATCATCCGCAGTTGCATAAGCGTATAAGTTTTTTGCATTTACAGTTCCACCAAAAAATTCAAATGCATCATCGTTAGCGTAAATAGTTTGAACATTCTCAATGATTGTCCCACTACCAACTCCACCTAATGTTAGTGCGTTGATTTCAGAGTTTGGCATTGCTGCGATACCAGCGTATTCAATTCTTACATATTTTAGAACACCACTATTATCCAAATCGTTAGTACCACCATAAGGTCTACCAATACCACCTTCAATAGTTGGTTCGGAAGTTCTATTAGTAGTTGCTCTACCTAACAATACAACACCACCCCAATCACCAGGTGTTCTTTCACCAACTGCTTTACCTGATGTAAATACAATTGGTTTTGTAGAAGTTCCCTCTGCAATTAGTTGTGCACCTCTTTCAATAATTAGTGCACCTTTCTCTGCAATATCAGAAACAATTGTTGTACCCGGTTGGATAATAAGTTTAGCACCATCGGTTACATAAACATATCCTTTTAATGTCCATGTCTTGTCCGATGTTAAAGTTGTTGTTGTGTTAATGTTTCCACTTAATGTTGTTGTAGTTGGAACATTGATAGGCGTTACATCGCCACCTAATTCTTTTTTGCAGCTGAATAATCCTAATACCAAAATAAGCCCTAATAATTTTTTCATAGATTCAAATTTAATGTTAAAGAAATTGTTCGTTCGTTGTTTGTTTTTATCAAATTTCGGTTTTGTAACTTTTGATAATAGATTGATGGTTGACCTAACACATCACCTATTGCCAATTTTATTTCACCTTTATTTAATTTATGTAAAAGGGTAACATCCAATACATCTCTGCTGTTTTCAAAAATGTCTGGATAACCCTGAAATCCTATTGCTGATATTCTATCTCCTACTCTATTGTAAGTTATGTTAAGTGTGTTTTTCTTTTTATGTATATTCACGCCACCATTTAATACATAGTTTGATTGTCCTTGTAATTGTCTTTTAACTCCTTTCACGTTTACTTCCGAATTCATTACCGAAGCGTTTGTATAAAAATCAAACCATTCAGTTACCTTTTTACGAAATTCTAATTCAACACCATAAAGATATGCGTTATCAGGATTTGAGTAAGTTAATAATAAGTTTGATGGAACTGAACCATCAGCTACTACTTGCTCAATTGGTTTTATGAAGTTCTTACCAAATAGGGATA